TCTTGACCTGTAGTTCTTTCATATTCTTCTCTGTACTCTTCGTACATATCATTGAGCTTCTTGATACCAGCATCATTCATATTGATGATGTTAAGTAGGTTGGTTTGTTTCTCTTTGAAAGAAGAACCAATTACAGCAGCTAATAAGCGAATACGTCCAATGTCATACTTCTCACCAATAGGTATACCATCTTCACCAATCTCTACAGAGAAGTCATCACTCACTCTTCTGAACTCAGAGAAACGTGTATCTGTTAGCTTTGGTATCCAGTTTTTGAATAGCATCATGCTCTTGGTCCAGATAGACATAGACATTCTGTTGATGTCACCATCTGATAAGTTACCTGTTGCATTTCTAGATATACGTCTAGTCAGTGTAGTCAATCTCTGTATCTCTTCTCTATTGTTTAGATCTAAGCCAGGAATAACCAACTTGCCATCTTCCATCTTTCTAGTGTTAGCAATAGATCTTGTTTTCTTTAACTCTTCAATCTCCTCATTTATCTTAGTTTTGCTTTCTTCAAACTTAGCAGCGCTGTCATATCTGTCTTTATACTTATTGTTTACAAACTCTCTGATACTAACTATTCTACCATTCTCCACCATCATGTTTTCAAGTAGGGTTAGGAATGTAGCTTTCTCTAAAAGTTGTTCTGGCTTTCTCATAAACACCATAAGTGTATCACCAAGATTACCTCTGGTTAATTTGCTCATACCAGCTCTCTTATATTCTTCATAAGAAGGATCATCTTTCAATGGCATGAATGTATTAACAAGCTCAACAAAGGTTTCTCTATCTTGCTCATTAGCAAACTTTTGTCCTATAAGTTTAGCTTCATTCTTAGCAAACTCTCTACCTTTGAAGTAGTTTCCTGCTTGGGTGGCAATTTGAATGTTACCACCAAACATGTTTACAGCACCAGAGATGAATTCAAATCCAAGTGTCTTTAATTGGAATGCTCTGTTAGCAGCATCCATTGTTTTAATCAATGATGTAGGTGTAGGGTTTTCTTCAGGTGAGAAGATTTCTTTACCTGCCACCTTGTTGATACCATTCTTAATAAAGTTTGTCACTTTACCCATGTTCAATGGTAAGTCTGCATCATCTATAGTGTATTTCTGATCATATAATAAAGCTCTTAAGAACTCATCATATATCTTTGTATTCTCCTCATTACCAGGAAGTTCTTGCACCTTACCATCCTTTCTAACTACATCACTATATCTAGTGGTGTTAAGATGTCCCTTGAATGATTCAATAGTTCTTACTAAATTTAACTGACCTTCCACCTCAGATAGATATTTGTATTTCTCTACTTGTTGGATGTATAGGATTAAGTTTTTGAATAAGTCTTCACTCACCTGAGAGTAGTCATTAACTCCTGTATCAGTTTGTGTGAAGTCATATGTATAGTATTTAGGAATACCATTTTGTAGTTCTCCTGTGATTTCATTGATACTTCCATAACCAGTGTCATCTGTTCTAGCTTGTAGACTATTGGTAAAGTTGCTCATGACAGATAGTTTGTTATCCCACACAAGCTGCTCAGCCATACTCTTTCTAATAAATGGTAGGAAGTTCTTAGCCACCATGTTATTGATGTAACCAATATCCTTTGCTTTCTCATTATACTTAGTAATGAAGTTGTACAACTCAAGTAGTTCAGGGTCTTTTTGAATATCTAAGTATTCATCAGATAACCATTCACTCTTAGGATGTCTCTTAACTACATAGTTATTAAAGCCATTGAAGTCTTCTCTATCTATATCCCATAAGCGTTGTGCCTCAAGTATATACTTTTCTCTTTGTTCATTTTGTTCCTCAGCTGTACCAGGATAGGAGTTTTTATTGATTCTAGCAATCTGGTTTTCTAATAAAGGTGTAGCTTCTTTCTTATAAGACTCTACATCAATGTTATTTAATAACCATTCTTTATCTCCACCTTCACTAGCTTTCTTATCTATTTGCTCAAAGAAATCTTTCTTATACTTATAGATTAGTTTGTTTACTAATCCACCTTCTGTAGTCTTTTGGTAAAGCTTTTGTACAAGCTTTCTTGTATCACCACCTCTAGCAACAAGTTTGTCTCTAAGTCCCATTAAAACTTCCACTTCTTTAAATGCATCAGCTGCAGCATTGTTCTTTGCTGTAGATGTAAGTTTATATAAAACTTGTAATGCACGTGAAGGTAGCTCTGATACACCCCTGAATCTAGCAGCTAATCCTTTGATTACTGCCTCAGCTTTGGTCAATCCTGCTACAAGGTTTCTTTGTCCTATGTGCTTATCAGCAAACTCTTCAGATGCTTTGGTGATTTGTTTAATAGAAAGTCTAATAAATTTAGATTCTGAATCTAAGTCTTGTAGGATTTCTTTTCTAAGGTCTATGCTTTCTTTCTCTGCTTCTGTAGCAGCTCCTTCTTCCATGTCTGCTGTATAGATCAAGTGACCTATATCATCACCAATGCTTGAGAACACTTCAGAGAATCTGATGTAGTTATTCATGTCATCAGCAAAATCAGACAACTCTTCATTAGTAGAGTCTGTATCTCTAGCAGGTCTATCTTTATAGGTGGTATTATAGTCATTTAAAATTCTATCACCATCTCTTCTCATCACCTGGATTACATCCACAAGAGGTTGTAAATTACCAGTTCCTTGCACTAAACGAATAGCTCTTCTAAGAGTATTCATACGTTCAATCTTAAACATACGCTCTCCTTCATCACTCACTTTCTCTTTAGCATATTCACGCATTAATGCATTCAATTTACCTAATACACCATCAAGTGCTTCACTGCCAGTGGTTTCTGATTCCTCAGATAGAGGAATAAGTTTCATCTCTGTCAATGGATCTATCTTAGATTTATCTACAGATCCAATTGCTATACCATCAAGTTTGAATCCTTTCTTAGCATCCATTTTATCCACTCTTCCAAACTCTAGAGATACAGGAATAGCACGTAACATACCAAAGTCTTTGATACCATAGTTTTCACGTAGGATGTTTTTGTATGTACCAATCTGGATATTGAAAGCTCCTTGCTTAAACCAGGCAACATCATTGCCTGCAATATGCATAAACTTCCAATCCAAGATGTGTGTTTTACCTTCTGGCTCTACAGCCAAGAAGTCAATTGTTCCAGCCTCTTTGTTCTTCTTATCATATATAACAACCTCAGAGAATACAAGCGTATCCTTTGGGAATGTTTTGATTAATTCTGTGTAATAGTTTTCTAGAGTTTCATACATAGCTCTGCTCTCTAGATTATACTTAGTAGGTCTAGGCTCAGGATACTCACGCTTAGTTCCATCTTCATTGTAGTATCTACTATGTATTTCTTCTAGGTCTCTGTGTCCAGCTACTCCTAGAGTTCTTTTAAGTTCATTAAACTTCTTCTCTTGTTCACTAAACACCTTATTGCCAAATCTTTCTTTATACCAAGCTTTGACCCTATCAGTTACCCTCTTTGTTATCTTTGTCCAAGTGCCATCATCATTTTTAATCTCATAACCATTGTTTGCTTCTTCAGAATCTAATAATAAAGGGTCAGCATTCTTCTCAGCATATTCAACCTTTCTAAGACTATCTTTTGTACTATTAATCTTATCTTGAATAGTTTTCTGTTGACTAGTAATAATTTGATAGTAAGGACCTTGACCATTGACTATTGGAAGACCTTCTATCTTACCACCAATGATTTCACTGGCTGCTTCTCTGAATACATCTATACTAGCTTTGCTATACAAACCATGGATAAAGTCTTTAATCATGCTCCACCACTTCTGAACTAATGATGTGTTATCTTCATTAGCTAACTCAGGGAAGTATTCATTACCAGTGCCTTCGTTTACAATCACTTCAGCAATTAACTTATCTACAGCTTCCTTCTTTATCTTACGAATATCAGGCTTGCCATTAGGAAGTTGGTAGTCTTTATTGTCCTTATATAAATCATATGTTTGTTTGTAGATGGCAAACTTATCTATTCTAGATATCATTTGCGTAACTAGTTGAGGATTAGTCTGTTCTATCATAGCTGTTGCAATGTGAACAAGCTCCTCTGTCAATGCTACATCTTCATGACCTTCAGCAATAGCAATTACACCTCTAGCTAAGTCAGCCACACCATTAATGTTTGTAGTGTCTAAACCAGTCTTTTTAGAATAGGTTGCTAAGTCTTCAATAGATATACCCATCTTAGTGGCAGCTTCCTTAACCTTTTCTATAATAGCAGGGGTAGCCACTGTGCTTGGGAATCCAGTTACTTGTAAGAAGTTGGTTGGTTCATTGTTACTATAATCATTCTCCTCTCCTTCTGTTGTAGGTTTATCTTCTTCTACAGCTAATTCAGAATTATAATAATCTAAATACTTCTGAGCAAGTTCATTAGATGGACTGATGAAGTAGGTTGTTCTATCTCCATAGCTTGGAGTGATTAACATTTCTCCAAACGCATCATTAACTTTCTTAGCAGAAAGCTCAGCTAACCTGTTGTCAGTTATCTTTAATGAATCTCTTTGTCCATGGATATAGGTAAATCCACCTCCATCCATAGCAAGATCCCTTGCTGTGTCTGTAATATCAAACTTAATATCTAATATACATTTGCTCATTAGCAGTTGTTTTCATTGTTATTTTCTATCTCTGGAAGACCAGGAGCTTTGATTTTCTTAACCTTTTTAGATACAGCCTTCTTAGGATCATTCTTCTTAACCTCAAAGTACTTTCTAATGTCAGCATCTTCTCTCTCAATAGTTTTGATAAAACCATTATTGATTACAGACTCTCTAGCATTTTGATAAAACTCATTAGCTCTAAAGCTATCTCCCCATGCATTGATCATCTTATAGATGTATGTATCAGCACCATAGAAGTTCTTAATAGCAAATGGTGTGTTTCCATCATATACCTTCTTGAACAATCCTTTCTTAATATAAGAGAAGTCACCATCTTTTCTCATCTTTATCTTCTCTGCCTTAGTTCCTTCTTCCCATGTATATACAATGTAATCACTTTTAGACTCACGTGCCATATGATGTATCTTCACCAATTGAGGAGTCTTACCTGCTTGGATATCAAGATTCAATGCTTCATTCTTATTGAACTGTATGCCATTGCTGTAATACCAGTTACCTTGTTTATCCTGTTTGAATGTAGCTCTCTTGTATGGAACAATATCATCATCAGCCCAGTTATTTCTTTGGAATACACCTAATGTATAAAACTGATCTAAGTTAGGCATTTTCTCCAACTTGGACAAAGTTTTGTTGTATATCTTTGCAAAGTCTTCATAAGGAAGTAAGTTGGTAAATGATATAGGACTATTAGTGATACCAGATTGTAACACAGAAAGTCTAACTAACTTGTCATATAATGGACTGTCACCAAGATAAGCTTTGATTTCTTTGAAGCCATATATCATTTGGTTTTGATCATATGTCTTATTGTTCTTGTTCTTAATCTTAATATTGTTTACACCATCTTCTGTAGGTGCTGGTAAGTTTTCTAACAGATTGATAATGATGTTGTTATACAACTTATTATTAGGATCTGCTTTAACCTTGTTTACAAAGTCTGTAATTTCACTAGCTGCATTGTCATCACCTAGTAACATGTCACTGATTTCCTCATTAAGATTTTGATCCACCTGTACAGCCCAGTCAAATAGATTAGATACAGCTTTTCTAGATATCTTAACAAAGTCTTCATCTGACATATCTACATAAGGAGTAAGTACATTCTCAATTACATTTCTAACTGTCTTCTTATCAGATACAAGAATCTCAGCATAAGCATTTCTAATCTTACCAATTCTCTCAGCTAACTTACCTAAGAAGGAATTTTCTAATATGTCATCTACAGAAGAGATGATTGTATTCTGTGCTTTGAGCAACTGTTGTTGTTTCTTAAACACTAAGAATGGATCATTGAATGTAGCTGTATCAAAGTTAGACCCCTGAGTAACAAGGAACATTTGATTTGCCATCCTAGCATATTTCAAGAACTCATCTAACATAAACTGTTGTTCAGCTTTCTGGTCTTGATTCAAATTGTTATTTCCCACCAAGCTAGATAACTTAGATGCAGAAGGTATAGTTGTAATCTTCTTGAAGTTGTAGTTATCAGCCACTCTATATTTAGGGCTTGCTTTTAATTCTTTAACAAAGTCATCTATAAATAACCAAGAATATCCAGCATTTTCAACCTTACGTAAATAGTCACGAATGATTGGTTGGTTCATGAAGTAGGCTATGTCTTCAATAGGCACACCAAGCTTAGTTAAGAATAACCAAGTGGAAGCTGTATTAGGAGTGGCACCTAGTTCCATAATCCATGGACCCTTAGATATATCCACATAACCATCAATAAACTGACCAAGAATATCTGAGATGTTATCTCCCTTAGCATTCTTAATCATAGACAATGTAGCAACAGGTTTGTTGTTTACCATTATCTTATTATAGTCTTTGAAGTTTATCTTAGCATCACCTATCCATGCTCGATCCTCAAGATCTAACATAGCTAGTTTATCTGTGTCAATATAAATAGGCTGTCTTTGATTTAATGCATGGTTTGTATTGTTCACAGCAGCAATACCAATTGCTTGCTTACCAGATACAAATGCTTGTCTCAATCTAGACATAAAGTTTCTATCCAACATATTACCTGGAGTGTCATAGTTAAATGATTCAAATCCAAGCTTTCTTGTAATCTTAGTAGCCAATCCCTTCATTTGTTCTGCAGAGTTAGGCTTAGTTAATGCATCAAAGTTTTCTTCTCTTGTTATTAAGTTTTCCATTGACTTAATATACTCATTCTCAAGAGAAAGTTTATATATGTAATCTGTATCACGATCAATGTTCATGTCTGCAAGCTTTTGCTTTGCAGCTTCTCCAGTGCCTAGATAAGGAACAAGTTTAAGGTCTCCATTGTTATCCTCATATAAGTTCTTTAAATATATAGACAACTTATCAATGTCAAAGTCAGAACCAGCTTTCTTAACTAGGGCAGAAGGAATCACAACACTGTCACCAAACTCTTTAGGAAGGAATTGTTTAATAACAATTGCATCAATAGAGTTTTGTTTCTGTGTAGGGATACGATATGCCACACCTTTTAATATCTCCTGTCCTTCTTCTGTATTGTTGAAATAGTCAAGAAGTTCTGCATCAGTTTTACTGCTATCAAACCATCTTCCTAACATCACCTCAGCTACACGCTCACCCTTAGCATTCTTATAAAAATTAAGAACATCAGATGTATATCCTTTGCCATCTTTAGATTTAATTCTATTCTTCTCCATGAAGGTAGAAGGAATTTGTACCTTTTGACCACCAGATATTTTTGGTGTAATCACCTCTCTATCTGCAATAGAATATAGAATGTTTCTAATTTGTTGGTATGCAGGAGTGGCTTCAATAACCACTGTGCCTTCTAAGAAACCAGCTAAGGCATCAGCCACGTTATCATTCACTTCTCTTTTCAATATCTCTCTACGCAATAAGTTAGCAGCCTTAGAGAAGTTTGTAATACTAAACTCTCCATTGCTTAACTCATTGATTCCCATTTGCTTAAGAAGACTTTCATAACCATTGTCAATCATTGCTTCTAGTAAGTCTTGGTTATGCTTAATTTCATTGTATAAGTTTTCACCATTGTTATAGCTAGACTTATCTTTAAGAGCATCCCATTTTGCAAAACGCTCATTGAAATTATCACCTGGTTCAAAGTCAACAGGTACACCAGCCTCCATGAAATCAAGAGTGATTAACTTAGTAACCTGAGAACCTCTAGTTACCACTGGGTCATCCTTAGATGGAACTTCAGATTGTATAGACATAATACCAAATGGTACATTTACAACACCTACGTAAGGAGCTTCGTTGAAATTATCATCAGCATCATATGCATCATTAAGTTCTTCAGATCCCACTTTTCTACCAGACTTGAATATGCTGTAGTCAATGTTCTCTGTTTGCATTTTGTTATAAAACTTAATACCATTTGATTCTGGATTAAGTTGATGTAACACTCTGAAATTCAATGGATAAAGTGCAAACTTATCCAATACAATATCATTATAGTTTCTACCATTAGCTTTATTACCAGACACAATAGGTTTAAGTGGAGTGTATGCACTCTTCACACCTGGGTTCTTTTTATTGAACTCAGCAATCTCTTCATCACTTGCACCAGACTTAACAAGCTTTTCATAAGCTACATCAAATCTGTATTGTGCTTCTTCATTATCATTCCACTCACCTGCACGTATTCTAAAGTTTCTATAAGCTTTCATAGTAATGATACCAGAACCATCAGTTTCTTCCCAAGCTTCTTCTTGATAGCCAGGAATGTCACCAATTGCTAAGACATCAGCATATGTTGCTGTTCTGAAATATTCTTGTGTGAAGTCTGTACGTCCTATGTCACCCTCATCAAATCCTTCATTCCAAATGTTATTCAACGCAGCATTCATGCTTGATGAATTAGAAATAATAGATTGACGTGGAGATAGGAAACTCTTAATACGTTTTAACTCATCCTTATATTGATATGGATCTGAGTATAATAATTTATGTAATTCAATGTTGTTAATCATGAAGTTGATTTGCAACATTTCAATTTCTCTGTTTAGATTCTCAGTGGTAGTTGAACCAGATTTAGCAAACGCTAACTTCTCAACATCCCAACTATCCTTCTCTTCTCCTTTAGTAATGATACCATAGTTGTTAAGAGTTCTTTTGAAAGATGCTGCCTTTTCAAGAATGTATCTAGTGATAGCTTGATCTATGGCATTGATTTGTGTATCTTCATCAGTGAATGCATCATACACTTCTTTTGGTGTAAGCACCTCACCTTCTTCAGCCATGATTTGATCATGTAACTCTTCACCAAGAATATCCCTAAAGAAACGTAACTCATTAGCCTTTCTAGTGAATGGACGATTCTCTCTAGCTAATTCAATCTCAGAGAATAAGTAACCTCTGAATGTATCAAGTACACCACCTGGTTGATCATATCCTGCTCTAATTGATTCTTTAGAGATAGAGTTACCCATGTTTACCATGTGCTCAAGAGAAGCATCACCAGGTACAAGGTTGTAATAGTAACCAGCAAGGTTCATATTAATCTCTTGAACCAAGCGTTGTTTATATGTAAGTCTAGAAGATTGTTTCTTAATACCTGTACTTTGGTCTATTGTGCCATCAGCCCAAGAAGATTCCATTAGTTCTTCTGTTCCTCTGATACGATTACCTCCTTCAGCAAGGTTAAACATCTGTCCTAAGATAACTGAGTTTTTAGCAAAGCTATCTGTAAGTAAATATGAATATGGAGTATCACGTAAGTCATTGATATTCTTTGCTTTAGAAAGAACATCTGATAATTTACTTAAAGCATTTACACCAATAAATGATTGTGTAGCATCTCCATTAACGTTGTAGAATACACTATCAAACTCAGGGTTATCTATCTTAGCTTTGATCTCAGCTAATTTTAAAAGTCTTCCATTGATAGACAATACACTACCAGAGAAGGTAGCTACCTTCTTTAATTCTGTAAAGCTTTTCTTAATACCTTTAACTGATTCTGAGAAGTCATCTTGATCTTCACCTGACATTTCTAATAAGTCAGCCTTATTAAACACAATGCCAAACTTCTTTAAGAAGTTAACTTGCTCATCAAGAGTATCTACAGCAAACTTAGAAATAACAGCATTACCATTTCTATCTACAACAGGCATATAAGCCTTTTGTAAACTACTATATTGGAACCATCCAGTTTGTTTCTTTACAGAGGTGATGATTGCATTTAAGAAGTCTTGGTTAGTTTGTCTTGTAGCAGTGGTGAAATTAGATTCTCCCACTTGTACATCACCATTACCAAGTACATATAAGTTCTTTACAACAGGACTTTGTTTGTTGAAAGTTCTCCATAAAGCTGTAACTAATTGAAGATCATGTCTGTTCTTTAAGTTGTTAAAGTCAAATGTATCTTCATTGTATGCACTCTTTGTTATACGCTCATATAGGGTGCGATAGTTTTCATCATCTTCAGCTAGTTTACGAAGACCTTCTACCATCTCATCAGGACTATTAGCATCATGTGTTTTATTCATAATAGCCATAAACACCTGACTAGTAGGAAGTAGTGTAGCACCATTGATAGATGAATATATTAATTTACCTTCTCTTACAACAGGTATTGTAGATAGTAACATCTTAATAGCAGCATTTGCTTTCTTGAAGTTATCTATCTGACTAGCCTCACCATATGAATCATTATCATCAAACTCAATGTTATAAGCAGATAAATATTCTTTATGCTTCTCAGCTAACTCATCCCAGTTATCTGTAATCTTTTGCCATAAAGCTCTAGATCTTTCTTTAGCAGGAGCTGCTTGTTCTTCAGTGATGGCACCTTGATCTACTAAGTCTTCAGCAGCTTTCATTTCTTTAAGTGCTGTCTTTTGTATATCTTCTTTAAGCTCTTGATATAATTCTACTTTGTTTATGCTTGGAATAGTGAATAAACTTTTGTTGGTCTTGGTGAACTTACCTAATGTTACATAGGTCATTTGTTGCATGATGTCATGTACAGTTTGACCTGGTAAATCCTTAAGACGATACTCACTGTTAGCACCACCATAAGCATCTGAGATATCTATAATGCCATTCTTAGCATATGATAACTTAGAACCTAGGGGAGCATATCCTTTATAGAAACCACTAGTCATTCTCTTGAATAACTCTTCTGTATTTCTTGCAGCTTGAGGACCATAGAAGAATGACTTGATAAAGTTAACTAAGTCATTAAACAACTTAACAATAAATGGTTGTCCTTTACTTGGCTTAGTTGGAACTTTGCCATATTGTACAAAGTCTCTGAATTCCTCAGCTAATTGTTCTTTGATTTGGAAAGCAGTGGCATTAGAATATTTAATCTCTTGTCCTGTAACTCTATCTACAAAACTACCACTTCTATCTTTGAATTCACTTACAATGTTATCTCTTTCCTCAGGGCTAGAGAACATCTTCCATACAGCTTCAAACACTTCATGATATGCTGTACCAACTTCTGCGTTGGCATATACATACACACCACCATTCTTTAACATACCCCAAGCTTCTAACCCATTAGTTCCTTTGATTATGTTCTTAACTCTGTATAAAGGAATGTTAGGGAAGTTTGCTTTGAAGAAAGCTTCTATCTTAGGCCAATCTTCTTTTTCAAACTTAGTGATTTGATCCTTAGTCTTAATACGAAAAGGAGCATCATCACCCATGCTATTTAATTGTCTTCTGATTAACTCTTCTGCATCAGGACTTGTTACAACAATCTGTGCAGCTTGTTTCTCAACTGGTTTTGTTTCTGCCACAGTGGCTGCTTGTTGAGGAGCCACTTTTTGATATATAGATGCTACTAAAAGATCTGTAGCTTTCTTCTTGTCAATGTTTCTACTTTTAGCTAATGCTTCAATAGCTTTAGTATTACCTAAATCATCTTGAACTAAACTAATACCTTTCTTACCACCACTAGTCTCAAGTTCTTTAGCATCAGCTACAAATGTAATTTTTCCTAATTGAGGATTGTCAATTACATTAGGTGTTTGATTATCAAGGATATATCTAGCTGTAGCTGTCTCAGCTAACTCACCTGTTCTAACAGCACCAGGAGTTAATAACATTGGTTTTTCTTTACCAACCTTCTCCACCACACCTGCATATTTATCAGCAGTGTCTGTAACTACAAAGTAGATACCTTCTCTGTTTGTATCACCCACACCTTTAGTTGGTCTGATAGGTACAGTGAGAGGAGTCTCTTGTCCAGTTCTACCTTCTGTAGATAATAAGTATGATTGATAGTTCTTCCAAACTTTTGATTTGATTTTACCATCAGCAGTTACAGATGTGATTTGCTCAAATGGTTTATTCCAAAAAGATAACTCTCTAGAAACATACGCAGATCTTATGTTGCCATACATCTTTTGTATTTGTTCAATTATCTTATCTTTATTTGATTCAATACCAAGAGGGCTGAATGGTACATTCATACCTTCATTAGAAAGATTTAATTTTAATCCTACTAACCCTGCTTTGTCAAACCATATACTATTTACACTAGTTTGATTCTTAGGCTTTCCCCAGTATACAGTGCTTCTTAACCAATTTATTAAACGCTCAGCTAAGTCAGATTTTAAATCACCATCTGTATATTTAATTTCTGATAATCTATGTATTACGTTATATATAAGTTTGGCTTCTTCTAAGCTATGCTTTTTATTTTGTAAAGCAACATAACCATTAGCTCCCACTAAGAATGGTCTTCCTAATGCATTTGTATAACGTGTTGATCCTTTGCCAATTATACCATCTCCTAATGTTGGAACATAGATTACAGGTTTCTCAGCTAAGTCAGATTGTTTGATTAATCCAGCTTCTGTTACACCTGTTCTAGCATTCTCTACAGCTTTACCTTCAGTGTCTACCACTGGTTGAGGTATACCAAAAGATGCTTCTATTTTATGAGGTTCAAGTTCTTTATTTTCTAATGTATCTTCTACAAACTTTGTATACTCTTTAGTAATGGCTTTCATTACATTGTCAGGAGTTCCCTCTCTGAACATGCTCTTTCCACCATACTTCTCACTCCATTGGAGTTTAGGGTCAGGCATTACTTGGAACACAATCTTATCAAAGTTGCTTCCTATTATTGGTTGACCATCAACACCTACAAGCTTTACACCATTGCCTGATTGCTCAACCATTACTAATGCAATAGTTTTACCAGGCTCTACATCACTAGTTCCCTTGATGTGATTCATTAATCCACCAAGTCCTAATGCTTCTTCATTAGCTAATGTAACATAGACACCACGTATCTTCTCCCTGTTAGGAAAGTTGTATAGGTTTGCACCAAATGCAACAGAGTTCTTATAACCAGGAAGTTGCTGTGTAGCAACTGTAGCTCTAGGAACTACAAGCGTATCTTTTCTATTATCAGTGTCAGTTACATATGCAGTTGGAACAGTAACATCTGTTGAAATTGCATCATTATCTAATGTATCAAGTACTTGTTGAGTACCTTTTTGATTCTCTAATTCCTTATCTCTGTTCTTTAAGAAGTCTTCTGATTGCTCATTGAACTCCTTAACTATATCATTAACTAATTCAGGATCATTTAAAGAGTTTACATAGTCCATCTTGTTTTGTCCTTCCTCAGGCTTAGCAATGTCACTATACTTCTTTTTATTTAATACCTTATCAATTGCCTTATCTAATATATATCCTAACTCTTCAGCTGTCTCATCTTCGCTAATGTTGTAGTCTCTAAACTGTTGTGGAGTCATAAATGCTATATCACCTGTAGGAAGTTGAACTTCTAGTTCTCCTCCTAAGGTTTGTGATAATACACTTAGTGTTGGCTTAAATATTAATTTACCATCTTGTACCAAGACAGGCTCTTTAAGAGAATACACTTTACCAATCTCTAACTTCTTATTAACAATTTTAGCTTTGCCTTTCTTCTTTGCTGCTGCAACCTTTTGTTCAACAGTAACTGGTACCTCTTCCTCCGCACCAAACTCCTCGTCCATCTCCTCATACTCCTTGGGATCTTGTTTGATAGCATCATATTCTTGAATGTATTTTCTTCTGTTTAATGAAAGATCAACAACATCAGCTAATGCAGTTTTAAGATCTTCTTTAACATCAGATATAACATCCATGTCATTGATTTGACTTAATACATCCTGCGTAGCTTGTTTGTTAGGTTCATTGCCTGAAATAATACTTTGTAATATTGCTGAAGTATTAATTCCTGCCTCATTCAAAATAGAATTCACTTGTGGAATACGCACATCATAGTTACCCACCTTAGCTGTAGCATATACAAGTTTGTCTATCACTTTATCATTATACAACTTGTTACCTTCCTTATCAACAAGATTAGAATATCTTTCTCTAACCATAGAATAGGTATCATCTACCTGCTTAGCTAAAGCTGATAAGTTGTCAAGTCTTTGAACAAATTGTTCTCTAGTCTCATTAGTATTAACCACCCCATCAGCTACTAATTCTTCAAAGCCTACGTTATCCATAGCTTGAGATTTGTAATATGATAGTTCTTGGTTAACAGCATCTATCTTACCATACTTCACTCTAGGCATCAAATAAGATAGTGTGAAGTCATGCTCCATATCTTTCTCAGTAACCTTGTCATTAGCTACAATAGCAGCTTGTCTTGCTTTCTGAGAACCAATACCAATACCAATATAGTTAGCAAGATCTTTTAGAACAGCTTTAGAGTTTGTTTTATTTAATGCCTCTATTGCTATGTCTGTATTTCTACCTCTCTCACCACCATATCCTAAAAGTCCTCTTTCTCCTAATTCACCAGACTTACCAAATCCAAATTTAGTTTTACCTTGCTCATCTTGGTAAGATCCTACATATCCAGCTTGTTGTAATCCACCAGACAATGCACCTATAAGTATGTTTTGCATACCTTCTTTAGTGTACAATGCTTGGTCTACACCATAACTAGCTATGTTTCCCATAACATTATTCATGTTATTTAAGAAACCAGAAACATCTTTTTTGTTTCTGTACGCTCTATTAAAATAATCATTAACACCAGTTTGAATAGCATACTGTGAACCTTCTTCAAAACCTTCTGAAGGAGATACAATAAGACCACCAATGTTTCTGATACCACTGCCTATTTTACCAAGTCTTGTCTTTGGTAAGTATTTAGACCACTCCCCACCAACTACTGATTGCTCAATGTCATTGATGATTGCAGCGTCTGCTTTCTTAGAAGAACCCAAGATCTTTGGAAGTTGAATATAGTTTGTTGCTGTAAGTAACAATGAGTTCATTCCCCATGTGAAGTTACCCACTTTGTCTGTGTACTCATTAATAGAATCTAAGTCTTTGCCTGTAGGAGTTTCACCATACTTATCTCTATATGCTTGGATAGCATTCTCTCTAAAGGAGTTCATGTTCTGAAGACCTTCCAATCCTGCTTCACCAAATGTACCTGTAGCAGATGTAATAATTCTATCTGAGTTTCTTAATATAGAAGCCATTGGTGACTTCAAATACTTTTGTGCTACAGAGTTAAGTGCACCATCAAAAGCAGCAAACTTTTGTAGTCTAGGAACTTGAGACATAGATTCTTCTACAGCTGTCATTGCTTCTAAGCCTTGACCTGCTTTGATTAACTTACTAGTTATGCCTAATGCCTTTAAGGCTTTGCTCCATGCAAAACCACCTCCTATTGTACCTAATGAATATCCTAAGTTCTTAAGGATGCCATCAGAAAAGAAGTTAGCTGTCAATAAATAATCAGGGGAATACCAGTTAGCATCAGTTTGCTTCTGGGTCATATAGTTAGGAAGTGCATCTTCTAATGCCTTGTATGATTCATCTAACTTCCTATTAACTTCATTATCAAACAATGAAGAGAATCTACCATCTCTATACATGGCACCTAAGCCATAAACAGTACCAGCTGTACCAGAGATAAAACTATTGGTAGCTGTACCTACAAACTTTAATGCACCATTCTTCCATTGATCTAATGCAGTTTGTTGTTGTGCATACTTTTCTTCTAGATCAGTTTCATATGGTCTGCTGCTTTTATATCTGCCACCTATGTAGATTGAAGAAGTGGGTAATTGAGGGACATGAGTTTTCCCTGGAGTAAGATTATTCCAAATATCTTCAGCAGACATATTACCACCTGGAACTCCTGTCTTACTATCAATTGAAGGAACATCAAGACTAATGTCTTGAAACTTTGCCTGACCACCTAAGTTAACAACTTTTGGTTCAGAGGTAGGTTGTGTAGCATTAACACCTGTCCCTAAATTAATTACTTTTTCTTCTGGCATTCTTTATTATTTTAAAGCAGCTTGTGCAAATTCTGGACCTAGTGATTTCAATTTATTTATAACAACCTCTAAATTTGGATCTCCTGGTAATGCTTTTACAGTTCTCTTACCACCATCTGCTGTAGATGTATAAACATATGCATAATATAAATCATTGGCTTTCACCACGTTAGCTTGCATGTCATAGTTATTATTACCTACCATTCTTGGGAATTCAAACTTCTCAAAGTATGAATCTGCTTTGGTATATGTAGAAACATCTCCTGGATCTAATTTAGATGTAGAACCAATTGGACTTCTTCTTAAAGCACGTCTTACATTAGTAACTTCATCTGGTTCAAACAAAGCAGTGGCATCAATACCAAGACTTCTTGCCTCATCATCTGCAATTATGATAGACCCAGATTTATTATTTTTTAAATCAGTTCCTGATATTTGTATAACTTTCTTTCCACCAGGACCTGTAACTGTTTTTGCTTCTAAAGAAATATCACTTAAGTCTCCTCTAATAGCTTCTAACATTCCATCTAGTTCTTCTGAAGGTGCTAGATTTTTTCCAGATTTTCCATACTCAAGTGTCCATCTTCTAACATCATTAAGTGTTTGTCTATCTGTTTCATTATCACCTGTAAGAATAGGCATCTTAACATCAGGCTTAAAGAAACTCTTAGCTTGAAGAAGTTCAGCTTTTCTACTTAATGCTTTTGCTGAAGATTCATTGTCTACTATCTTATATACCTTTTTTAGATTGTTTTCAAATTCACCTCCAAAATCTGGACCCACTTGATATCCTTTAGGATTTCTTAAATACACATCATCTGTAAATGGTAATAATTCTACACCTTGTCTTATGGTGGTTTTGAAGTCTCTTACAATTCCTGAAGGACTAAGATAGCCAGTAGCAAACTTATCTAAAACTGTAGGAATTAAGAAACCTTTACCTCTACTATTTAATCTAGCTTCAGCAGCTTTGGCATTCTCTTTGTGAATCTTATCATCTAAATAACCACCTATAGTGATGTTACCTTTAGCATATAAAGCTAAGTCATAGAAATCTTGCTTGGTAACCACAACATCTTTACCCTGAAACTTCATTGGTGTATCTTTGACATCTACACCATTTATAACATTTGCTAAATCAATTCCAAGTTCTTTAGCTACTTGTGAATCAACATCTGCTGATTCTTGTGATATAGATTGGAATGTCTTTTGTTTCTTCTTGAATAAATTATATGCATCATTCAAAGCAGGAGGTACTCCACCTGGATTTGTTTTTAATTGATTTACCACTTTATCAGACCATCTTGTTATAAAGTCTGTATATGATTCTTTATTAGCATTAGCAGTGTTTTTCAAGATGGTTTCAATACCTTGTTCTTTTGTCTTACCTAATGCTATTTGTTTACTTAACTCTTGAATGTTTTTTGGATTGTTAGCAAAGAAACCATCCCATACAAGTTGGTTTCCTGAAGTTAACATATCACTAGCAGCATTTGTTTTTATTTGTTCAGCATTTACAACCACATCCATACTAGATGTGTTTTCAGCAAACTCAAGTCCTCTTTCATCATCAGGACCAGCACCAGGTTTTTTCTTACCACCTGGTCCTTTCATTGCTGCTATTCTAAGAGCATTCTGACGATCTAGTTCTTTTTGTGCAGATTGCTCTTTTAGGTTAGCATATTTAAAAGCAAGATCAGCAGCTGCTTCTTTCATATCATTAGCCTCTTGGAACTCTTTGAAGTTGGCTTGCCAAAGAGGACTATCCATAGCTTGTTTAGTTACTTTTACTGAACCATACATACCCTGTAAGTTATCAAGAGCATGTTCTTTATAAACATATCCTCTTACATAGTCTGGGTTTTTATAAGCAACTTGTGCTATTTGGTCATATGAAGAGTTAACTCCATCTAACTTGCTTTGAAGCTGATCTATTTCTCCTTGGATGGCTTTCTTACCATCATCAGTTTTTTCTAGTGTCTTCTTTAATGTAAGTTCAGCTATCTTATCATTGTAACCAGATGTCTTTTCATCTCTCTGAGCATACACCATATCTACAAGACCCTTTTCATCTATATTTGCATAGTTGTACTCTCCTGTAATATTAAGTTGTTTAGCCACTCTAGGATCAGAAAAGATCTGACCAAGTGTAGCTTTAACTTCTGCAGGTAGTCTACCCTCTTGTTCCATTCTTACCATGTAAGGAGAAACAACAGGAGTTTGTTTTATAATGTTACCTTTCTTATCTTTTACAATATCAAACTTATAATTGCCTTGAGCATCTGTTTCATACAATTGATCAAATGACCACTTGCCTGGTTTAACAGCATCAAACTGCTCCTTAGCAAACTTCATGATATCAAAGTGAGGAGAATATGCACCATTAAATGATTCTCCTGGTTTTTGAGAAGTTAACCAAGGTTGAGCTTGTTTGTTGAAGTTATATATATTAGCTGGGTTAGCTTTACCCTCATCTGTATCTTTTTGAATTCTAGTTAATCCATTTCTATAAGCAGCTGTAGATGATATAGCATTTGTAATTAATTGATCCTTAGATAGTTGTGCTGTCATACCAGCAACAGAGTTAACCAACTGTTGATTAGAAAAGTCACCAGCTGCCACTGTCTTAAGCTTATTACCTAACTCACCTAACTTTGACTGAAGATATTGTTTATCTACATCTCTGTACACGTCTACCCCAGCCACCCTATCAATGTAGTTCTGGATTTTTTGCACACCTTGGTTGTATTGGGCTTGCTTAGCCATACCAACCTGGTACATCTCCTGAACTGGCAGTTCCTGGATGTAGGGGTTAAATTGTGATATTTTGTCAGTAAAAGATGCCATAATACAAAATTAATTTAAAATATTAGAATTACCAAGAGCTATAACAAATTTTAGTAATTCACTATAACTGAATTAGTTAGAGATTCTTTAAAGCTTTAACGATTGAACTATTTCTAGCCTTTGTTTTACCACCATTCTTTTGTGTTCCTATATAGTTATCTAGTTCACTCAGTGATGGAGGAGTGGTAGTGCTGTCTTTAGTTTTTCTAGTTCCAATGATACGTCCTAATTCATCATATGTAAATGCTGTATCAGGAGCTAATCCTCCACCTGCTTTAGTTCCTCTAGTAAATGGATCACCTGAAGTATTGAAAGATTGCAATGCGTTAGCGTTAATTGCTCTGCCTTTAGGATCAAATCTGAAGTTGTATAGATTCTCCATAACAGCTAGCTTTCTATTAGTAGCTCTTTGTTGTGCAGTCTTAGCAGCTATAGAACTTAATGCAGCTAGAGTTTGTTCTTTGGTGCTAGATTTAGCTTGGGCTTGTCTAACATATTGTTGATCAAGGATTTGTAAGTTTCTAAGTTGAGCTTCATTTAATGCAGCTCTGTTCTTATCATAAACTTGCATCTTGTTTGCTTGATTGATTCTGGTTTGTTCTCCTAACACTTGATTCTTAGCTTGTAATGTTTGAGACATAATCAATGCTTGTGCAGCAGGATTAGAACCAGCAGCTCTAATTGCAGCTCTTGATTGAGCATCCACTGCAGCTAATTGATCATTTAAAGAAATATCTACAGGACTATCTAACATTGGTTGGAATGTCTGAGCCTGTACAGGTTCTAACTGATTGGTAGCCAATGCATAGAACTCAGGATATAATTGATCTGGAGGTAACTGCTCATCTGCATTAGTAGGTCTTAAGAAAGGTTCTAGATTAGACAAAGCTGTAGGAGCATAGTCTCCAAGAAACTTACCTGTTTTCTTTAATGCATTTAACAACTTACTACTCTTCTTTGTTGAAACATCTCCTGGCATATCTTCAATGCTAGGAGGATGAAACTTAGGAGTAGATGAAACTACCACTTCTGGAAGATTACTAGTTGAATATCCTGCTTGATAAGGAATTGTTACAGCATCTTGCTTTGGTCTAAACTGTGGAACAATTGTGTTTACATCAAACTTATACTTTGGAGTGGTTATACCTTTTTGAGCCACCATACTTGGATCTGTTTCTCTTTCTAATTTACCTTCAGCTAATTTGTCATTCTTAACACCTAACTCCTTGGCTGTCTGATGAATAGAGTCTTGTACAATACCTGCTTCTTTAATCTTATCAGCATTAATCTTTTGCCAAGCTTGAGCACCTTTAACCATAAGTCCTCCTGTATTTAAAGACAGATGGTCAAACGCACTGTTCTCATCAGCATTCTCAATTAACTTAAGACCCTTATTAATTCTCTTTAATTGCTTAGCATCATTCTTAGCAATATCAGCTACATATGTTTTAAACTTCATTCCTTTTGCTTTTGGATCTCCCATAAGATCAGCAATGTTTCTATTGATTTTCATGTTACCAAATACAACAAGGTTATCACTAGATCCACCATCCTGTAATTTAACAGCTGGTTCACCACCTTCTACTTCCACTTGATTCTCACCATACTTAGTTTGTATGCCACCATTGTCATGAGATGCACCTCTGAACATTCCTATCTCACCACCAGGTAAATTAGGATTGTATGACATTGTTTCAAATTGACCACCATCTCCCACTTGTAACTCACCACCCATAGCCATCTGTACTCCATCTTGAGCATGAGGCATATCTGGTCTACCAGTGAACATAGCTTCTGCACTAGGTGCTGTATATTCTTTTAGATGACCACCTGCACGTAACATGTCTGCATCATGAGGAGGTTGTAATAAGTCTTTTAACTTGTGCTCACCAAAGGTTGTAATAACTTGTGGTTGCCAATCATGACTTACCCATCCACCATCTTCCATATATGCATTAAGAGGACCTTGTGATCTAGCTTGTTGGAATGCTAATTGACTTTGATTCAAAGCAGTTTTATCTTTCTGTGCTTGCAATGCTCTAGCATCTTTAGCACCACCTAATAAGTTACCTGCTATTTTACCAGCAAACTTACCTATAGCAGCTCCTGCAGGACCAAAGGCAGAACCAATAGATTCTCCTACAGCACTACCCACTTGAGCTTGACCTGAATCTTGAAAGTACTCACCAAACTCTGCTTTGGGCATATGACCACCATGTTTGAATTGTTTGTATGTTTCTTCTAATGGTTCAAATCCAAGATCATTATAGATATCATTAGGAGCATATGTATTTTGAATCTCAGTGGGGTTACCACCAATCATAGCACCATCTTCAGCTAAGTAGTTTGTACCTGATCCATAAGGATTACTCAATTGTCCAGGTTGTACAAGACTATCTTCTGGTCTAACATATCTACGCTTAGGTTCTTGCATAGTTTGGTTAGCCTGTAAAGCAAGTCCTGATAATTGAGCAGCTTGGTCAGCTTTCTTAATGTTTTTCTTTTGCTCACCAATAGCACTAATTCCACCAGCAATCTTATCTAAGTTGTTAAGAGCAGCCATACCAGCCTGTCCTGCACCAGAACTAAAACTTCCTCCAGGGTTATCTGCAGTGGCACCAAAGTTAGTAAATTTAAACTCAGGTGGTGTAGTAGCTCCAGTTTGAGCAATAGGAGGATTACCAAAGTCAGTTAACTGATGTAGTTGGTCATTGACCATCTTACTACCCATAGCAGCTTTTTTAAACTCTTTCTTATGAGCTTTCATAAATGCTTCTTCTGTTGGGTACTTTTTGTAAAATTCCTTTTCAGACTTAACTCCTGCAATCTTTAAGATTTGATCTTTCATATCAAACGTTTATATGTGGTTTATTTATATTTATTTAGCCAGCCACCTTTTGGATATTCAGTGACATAATCTCCATCAAATTTATAATTCTTTCCTGGTTTCATCAACTTTTTGTCACCAGTATTACTTACTCCTAATACATCATAGTTAACACCTTTCATAGTGATATCATTGCTTGGGATAGTAGTTATATCTCCTGGGTGTGCCCATTGTCCCATAGCATCTATAAAGTGTCCACCATTCTTCCAGTTTTTAATTGTCTTATATTTATTAACCATTACATCAGTATTATTCAATGCATCATAATAAGTATTTGGATTTTCAAATAATCTTTTCATTTCAGGAGTATTAAATTCCTCAAATGGAATTGGATTACCTTTATACTTTATAAATGGTTCTGTTAAACTTGCACCTGTATATTCATTAAGGTTTTGGGTAGTTCTTTGAAGTTTTGGAAATTGTTGAATTACTTCATTATACCAACTCAATGGTCCTCCTGATGTTTCACGAGTGATCTTATTCAAGGCTCCTATGTATTCTGGTTTAATCTGTATCCTACCTGGTTGACCACTACTTAATTTAGCCATACGTGTATCTAGTAATGGCTGAGAGTGAATACTTGTATTGATTGGTGATATACGAGCTTTTGTAGGTAGATGACTAAATACTATATTCATTTGTTTACTACTACTAGCAGGATCTCTATTAAAGAAACTTATATCATTTACATCTGTAAATGCATCACCTGGATCTTGTGAAGTTTCTACTTTTATATAGTTGCTACTTTTTGCTTTATCACTTACTTCATAGTTTCTAAAAGTTGGAGAATCTACACCTGATCCTGTTGATATATCTTGCTTGATTACATGTCCTTCAGGATGTTCCATTCTTACTATACCTTGTTCATTTCCTTCACCAATACGAAATGTTTTAGGGTCCCACTCTTTCATAGGAGTTTCTGATCTACTTCTATATTGTTCATAGGTTGATGTTCCTCCTCCTCTTATTTGAGATGGAGTTCTTAAAGGTTCTCCTCTACGAATAGCTGCTTCATCTGCTGCAATTTCAGCATCTGTAAATCCACTAGTTCTTAATGAAGTTTGTCTTCTTAATAATCTATCTTCTGTTAATGTTGGATTATTAGGATGTATTACATTATTTCTACTAGGAGAAGCTGCTGCTTGACTTCGCATATCATTTATTGCTGCTTGCTGTGCTGATTCTGCTTGAGAATCAAATATTCCAGATAATGTATTTCTTGATTGATTTAATTGATTAATCATTTGATCTGAATGACTAACTCTAGGAGCATATCTTTCAGCCTCACTTGCATTCATCATAGCAAGTTCTTCATCTGTAGGAAATTGATAAGGAACTCTTGAGCTTTGACTTCCTTGTGATACTGCTTCTGAACGTCTTTGTTGACGTATAAGATCTAATTGTTGTTGAGCTCTTTCTGATAAAGGAGGTGCCTCAAATGTTCGTCTACTACCACTAACCCCTGCAGTTTGTACATCATAGCCAAGATTATTAATTGCTTTTTGAGACCAGCGTTGAGCTTTTATAGCATCTCCTAATGGATCAACTCCCAATGCTCCTAATCCTGCAGTCATTGCTAATGTTTTAGCAGCACCACCAATATCTTTTCTAGCTACAGATTCTCCAAGTTGATCTGTTAAAGAACCAACTACGTAAGCTGGGTTTACATACTCATCAAATATTTCTCCTACTCCACCAACACTTTCAGGGAATAGTCTTAGTTTATCTGCTGTATGCCAGCTACCAGGAGTGCTTAGATCTCCTTTTGTGTTTTTATTAGCTTGTCTTTCAGATACTATCTTCTTGTTACGTTCTTCTGTCTTTTTCTGGTTTTCTTTATTTATCCTAGCATTTTCTTCTTGTTCTTTCTTTGTAAGAGGTCTTACAGCAGGAGCCACTCGTGTAGCATCTGAACGCACCTTCTCTGGCTCAAAGTTCATCAACAGTCCATCTTGTGCAGAAGCTTTTGTCTTCTTAGCATACTTACCATTACTAGGAGCAGGACTCTGCGTACGTGCGTATGTGAATCCTACAGAACCTGGAATACCACCACCCATTGCAAACTGTCCACCCCATGCAGGAGAGTAGTTTCTACCTGTTGTATCATAACCAAGTCCTACATAACCAGGACCCACTGATGCTTTTACATCATTAGGATTGGCTTTTAGATCATAGTTGTCTTTAGTCTTTTTCTTTAAGACCATTCCTCCTTGTTCGTATTTATTTAACCAGTTTGCCATTACTTATAAGAGATTTGAGCAGGTGTAACAATGAATTGAGAAACAATGTGAGCCTCAGAGCTATTGTCAAGGATATGTCTCACCTTTAAGTCTTTTGCTCTCAATGGTTCTTTTTTAAATGATCTTTTTCCATAATCCATATTTGGTTGATTTACAAGCTTATCCACTGATAATGATTCACAACTTGTAATAAATAAAGGTATGGATTTATTTTTAACTAAACTCCAGAATGTATTATACTGATAGAAGTTATCACTCTTTGTATAAGTGATAGTTTTGCTTTCAGCATTATATAAAGGGTATGTTAAGTAAGCACTTAGGTTATTGATAGGCTTTGGTACTAATTCCAATACACCTGTAGACTGTTGTCCATTGTATAGAACAGCTTTGTTAAACCATTGATTATCAACCTCTATCCTAGCATTATCATTAAATACACCATCTACAAGAGGTATATAATTGTATACTTTACTGTAGTCTTTTACGTTCTGAAGAATCTCATCATAACTTTGGTAGCTAAAAGGATATTCAATTATGTATGGTTCTATATTACCATAGAACTTATTATAATTTAATGTGTCTGTTAAGTGTCTCCAAATAGATCCTGTGTTACAAACTGTATATGTCAAAGCAGCAAGTTCTTCTTTAGTGGCAGTGCCAATTGATATTTCTATAAAACTTGTTTTACATTTTCCAGCAGATGTTATAATAACGCTTTCAATAGAATCATCAACACTAATAGTATAACCATCAATTAAGTTTTGTTTGGTTATATTACTGCCAAGAACATTTCCCTCAACATCAGTGATGTTAAAGGGACCAGTTCTACCACCTGAGCACGTTAATCTTATTATTACTGTTTTAGACATTTATATTATATTTTAAACGCAATCTGAACAAGCTGCTTCTCCTTCTAATGCACATGTGTTTACAGCTGTGCCTTGAAGTCCACAAGGATATGCTGTTACCTCTGCTGTACCAGACAAGTTACAATAGTTAATTGTTGTTGTAGTGGTAGTGGTAGTAGGAGAAGGAATTTCTGTAACAGCTATTGCTGAGATGTTACAACCTTCATTTAGTCCTGAATAGAAGAAGTTGTTTTCTCCTATGTAGAAGTTAGGAAGGTATGTGTGGAAGCTTACCCAGCTTTTAGTATTCAAGTTAAATGAAGCAGTCCATGATTTATTACAGAAGTATTCTAAGTCTGTTACAGCTACAAATCTCTTCACTGATGTATTACCAGTGGTTGGTTGATTTACATAAAACTCTTTAGCCACCTCATCGTAGAATATTTCCTTACTTGGTTGAGGGATGTAGTCTAACTTAGTAATAATAACTCTATCAAACTTACTATCAAATACACCATGTAAACCAATACCCTTAAAGTTGTTATCTATATCAACAGTTGGGAAGTGTCTTAGTATTTCAAATGATAAATGGTCTGTAAAGAATCTGTTTAGACCAGAACCAAATCCTGATATATCTGTTGCTTGGGTACCAGTGATTAAGAATATTTGTCCTCTCTTAGCATCCACAGTCACTTGTCCTTGTGGTATTCTAAGCAACATTTTATTCTGACATCCTACATAACCAAGATCTGTTTCAGCAAAGTCAATAGGAGGAGCACTACCAAACAATGCCCCACTTCCTACATAAGCAGCTTGAGGATTGCTTGTATCAATAGTTAATAAGTTATTGTACAACAATGTCTTATTCTCAAATCTAGCTAATGTTGCTCTGTTCTGTATACCATCTAGAGATACTAAGTTACCATAGTTTTGAGGGAAGTCAAAGAAGCTTGCTGGACGATATATCAACCAGCTATTTATTCTATTATCAGAATAACTTTCTTGTCTGTCAGAGTATATTGCTCTAAATGGAAAATATGTGTAACATAATTGCTTTACCCAATCTGTAGGCAAATGAGAGAAGAAGTTCTCTACGTTTTGCTTAGTGAATGTTGTATTATAGTAGTACGTATTATCAAATGCAATAGGTACTCTATTCTCTTGGAACCATTGGTCAGGAATACCTGAACTTACGTGTGGGTAGAAGTCACCTTCTAAGTTATTAAATGCTTGACGCAAGTCTACATTTATAGAACTTTCTACATAGTAATAAGGAACTCCATAAGCAAATAGATACATCTTACCATCATAAACATAATTAAATGTTCCTTGTGTAGTTGTACCAATAGCAGGAGTGGTAGAGGTAGTGGTTGTACTAGTTGATGCATTATCTACAATGTCATCATTAGGACAGTCAAGATAATGAGCTTTCACTGATATAATGTTCTTCATCAATGTATTACCTACATAGTAGTCATATAACACAGATCTTGCTGAGTACCAGTATTGTGGATATGCCACGTTACCAATCTCATCATAATAAATGTCACTATCATCAGGAGCCTTAACTCTGTTATCAATAAAGAAAGGAAGCTTAGTTTTGAAACCAAACTTACCAATAAATGTATCACCACCAAATACCACTTCAGAATCACTACTTGGAAGAGAACTAAATATTCTTTGGAATCCTGTATCAATTGTTTGATAGGAATATATCTGACCCCATTGACTATTATTGATTGTCTTGATTGAACCATAATATGAAACAACCTTTATATCTTGTTGATACTCAGGGGTTCCACAGTTTCCTGATTTTCCAAGTGTAAATCTAGAATTATCAGAGATTTGACTTACACCTGCTACAACAAGGTTTGGTGTTTTATTAGGATATGGTAAAGCTGGTACAGGTCCCACACCATCTCTCACTTCAATACTTTTGGTATATACTGATGATTCTCTGTTCCAGTTATTAAGATCATGGTCATCTCCTACAGATTGCACACCTGGGAAGACATACTGAGATCTATCAAGTTGTCTTTGTTTAACACCTTGGTTGTTAGGAATATCTTCGCTATAGTCATAGCTAGATATAGAATTAAAAGAATATGCAAAGTTTCTTCTACTAACTCCATTTACATATATCTGTAAGTAAGATTGATATGCTGTGAACATAGCAGTTGCATTGAAGCCACCTAGGTCAGCTATTGCTTTACTGGAATTCAAAGCATCTATTTGTGCTTGTTTAGTGAGAAGCTTGTACATTGCGTGTTCCTTCACTTGTACAAAGTGAGCTCTACCAGCTCCAAATAATACACTCTCTAGCTTAAGAACATTACCTAATGTAGGTTGTCCAAAAGAAGTTTCAGGTGAGTTAAACACCTGTCTGTATGGAGATTGATTATTGTTAAACCCATCTAATGGTTTAGGATAACATTGAGCATTTTTACTGTTGTTATTAGCAACAATTGTATATCCTGTGCAACCACTAATATGTACAGGAACAGTGGATGAATTTACTGTAACTGATGTACCTCTCTGAACAGTGATATTTGTCAAAGCTTGAGTGACAGAATCTGTATAGTTAAAAGAAGGTGGTCCACCAAATATACAACTAAATGGAACAGTGATTGTATAAGCTGTAGCTGTAACATTTGTAAATGTAGCAGCTCCACTATTTACAACAGGAAGTGTAATAGAACATATCTCAGTGGTGGTAGTATCAAAAACTTTAGTTTCTACCTGTCCAGTGATACAGTTTGTATACTGTAAATTACCACCAATAGTTGCTGTTACTTTGAATGTATCACATTGTGAATTGTATGCATTACTCTCTTTAAGTAAGAATGGATCTTCACTAAGATCATTATAAGGGTAGTTAGGATAGTAGTAAGGAGTTCCTTCTCTATCATATTTACCAACATTTCTAAGGATGCCTTTAGCAATGATAGATTTGTTTGTACTTCTATTACCTCTCACTATCTTGAATCCAACAATAGAGGCTTTCTCTGCATCTGTTAAATTAGATGCTTGGATGAGAAATGCTACTTGTTGTACGTCTATCTTTACACCAATTGGATATACAGCACTAGCTGCTTGCATTGTTGGTTGTATCTGTCCACCAGAATATATGATAGGTGCACTTTCAAAGTGAGGACTTACAAGAACATCAGGAAACTTATGATGTCTAATTGGTTGATTAGCAAGGTTTCCCCATACATCCACATTACATGGATACAGATCTGTAGATTCCCAATATGCAAAGTCTCCAGATTGATATGGATATGCATCTCCTATTTTACCATCATTTGTGGTGGGAACAGGATAGGTAGTTGTTACATTAGCTGTGTTATATATTTTCCAATAAGGTTCAGGATTACCATCTCCAACATAGTCTGGATTAGTTGGTAATACATCTGCATATGCTAATTCATTTGCACTCTTAGCTCTACCAGGAATATGGAAACCATCTGTTTGTTTACCATTATCTAATAAAAAGACTATCTCAAATGCATACACTTCATCTCTTAAATAACCTCTAAGATTAGCAGTGTAAAAGCCATCAGCATATGTACGATTGCCTGGTAACTTATATGTTTCCCACTGAAGCTGAATTTGACTAGCTATTTGTTGATAGTTAATTCTATCAATAGATGTAAGGTTGTCCCATACAATAACATCTTGTACATTTGTAACGTCTTGAGCAACATCATAATAAGCAAACTTCTCAAGTATGTCATTAAGACTCAAAGGAATTTGAGTTACATTCTGACCTGTATAAGTGATTGTTCTAGACTTATCTTGTATGTTATAAGTTCCTACAAGTTCTACAGATGTGCCATTATTAATTGTTTTAATAACAGCTAAGTTAAAGTATTGAAAGTATCCTGTAATATCTATATCACTGATACTCAACACAATAGACTTTCCTACAGAGTATTGAAAGTCAGGTGTTGTTATCTCTGTGTTTGCAATAGATACAGGATTAGTAATTGAGTAGTATGATGTATATGCATCTCCTGATGCATTACAATATTGAATAGCAAATTGATAAGCTCCTGCTTTTAAATCTCCACCTACAACAACATCAGTAACATCTAAGTTAGGGATTGTAAAGTTAGGTTGCACCTTTAACTTATTACAGTCAAGAACAGGAGTGATATCTGGATCACAATTTTGATCACCTGTAAATATAGTGATGTATGGAATTGAATCAATATTAATATATCTTCTAGAATTATTACCATCTGTCCAATAAACTTCAGTGGTACAGTTAGTAATCTTATGTACAACCTTTTTAATTGGATAGTTGATGTCAAAGTTCAAACATGCAGAGTTGGCATACACCACTTCTCCTGTAGGGGTGATAGTAGAAAGTATATGATAGATACAATCATTGTTATTCATATATCCTATTTCACTTCCTCCTGTATCAGGATTAGCTAAGAAGAAGATATGTTTATTCTTCTCTTGGATGAAGTGTGTACCAATAAGTTGGTAACCTTCAGGAAAATCTAAACAAGTTTCATTTGATGGTTCATTCTGGTAGTTTACAGAATTAGAGTCAAAGTTTTCTAATGCTGCATTTAGGGCATAAGAAAGCTTACCCTTCTGTATTTGATTTACAGAAGAGTCCATGTCTAATCCCACTCTACCAAGATTAAATTCTTGTCTTACATTAGAGGTTCCTTGGTTATCTGTTCCATCCATTGCCATATCTTGAGCTTCTATTTGGTAATTCATATTGTGCAAAGCGTTGTAAATCATTTCTTACTCTTCTTTGCTTAGTCCATGCATCTTGTTTCTTAATCTCAATCATTGCCATGATAAAAGCCTCATCATGTAAAGCTTTATAATAAATTAGCTTTTGTTGTATTTGTTGAAATGTTTCATCAGTTAACTGATTAGACAATGTTTCAAACACTTTATATTTAAGGAATGCCTCAACAAACTCTCTAATACGATAGTTGTCTGGAATTAATTGATTACCAACACAATCATACTCTGTAGCATAGAATATCAAATGCACCACTCCATTTCTGAAATTGGTAACAAACTTATTGTCTCTAATATCAAAGCTATCATAACTAGCAGCACCTGGAGTGAACTCTCTAACAGGAGGAGTAGTTTGATAAAACTCCCAAGCATTTGTATAAGTGACATCACAGTTTTGTCTTGCAGAAATGTTACCTGGTTTAAGTAAGTATTCATGTCTGAAAGATCTTGTTCCTTGTTGATTAGTCTTATAAACAGCTGGTATAATTTGAGGAAGACAACTACCATCACATTCAGGACTTGTACAAGCAGAATCATGTTGACAATCTACGCAAGGAGTACCACCCACTGTCACAGGAGTTACCTGTATTGTGGTTTGAGAAACTGCTTGAGAGTAGAATGAATTGGCTGTTTGATAAGGATACCCATCTATTGCTGTACACATCCAAGCTTCTCTTACAGCGTAAAAGTTATCTGGGAGTCTGGCTTCAAAGTCTTCTACATATAACACCTCTTCACTAATGACATAAGTTGCCCTACCTAACTTCTTAAGACATTTGTCTAAGTAGGTGGGAAACAATAAATCATCCACTGCTCCTGTGTCAAAATAAGACTTTAACTCTTCCTTAACAGTTGAATACACTGGATCAGGAGAGACAAAGTTATACTTGTAATAATATGACATGTTGTTTTATTTTTTCCACTCACAATAAATATTTTGGTATTTATTGTCAGTTTTTATGTAATGGGATAGTAATCTAGATGTTGTACGAGAGGGCTTGAAATACCACAGGTCTATGTTTCTTATTCTTGTAGATTCTTTGAACCATATCCAACCAAAGAAAAATCCTTCTGTATGATAGTTGAAATTATATATGCGCTTACCTTTCTCCTTAGTCTTTTTCCAATCTATAGGTAAGTTAACTACTTCTTTACCATCCACAGTTTTTAGTTTTCTCCTTTTCTTTTTGTTAATGGAAAACTCTCCAAAACCAAAAGGAAGTCTTGCTTTCTCTCCTGTTTCTAGAATGTAGTTTTTAAAATACTCATTATATGAATATATAATGTTCTTCCACTGGTCAAATGTAATTTTTAAAGTGGGATTCTTATTGCAAAAATTATTGTAGTTTTCTTTACTAGAACTTCTCCAATCTATCTTTGTACGCATTAGTTGCTTGGTTTTACAGCATTTGGTGCCTGTCCATCTGCACCATCATCAGATATATCTGTTTTAAGTCTGAAGTAAGTAGATAACAATTTTTGAGAGGTAAGCTCTAATACTTGCTTCTCTAAATATCCAGGACATCCATATTCCTTATCTAAAGGATTCATACAGATTTCTTCTGTAGGATATACTATACTACCACAGCCACACTCAGGAAACATTAGTTCATTAGGTACATCTTCTTCAAAGAAAGCAGATATTCTTGTTGCCTTTAATAATGGATTGTTAATATATAAATAGCCACCATTAGCTATCCAATAGTATTGTTCATTCTTTATAATAGGAAGTTTCAATAGGTTTAAATACCTATTGATTGTAATTTCTTTAAATCTTTTACCTTGCCCACCCATAGCGTTGATAGAATATACACCCTGAATTACATACTGATAGTTTCCTTCAGATATGCGAGGAAGTTTATATCTGCTTCTTGCTACGTTACATGGGTCTACATATTCACAACATTCAGAAATAGGAACCTCTACCATCTCTAAACAAGGGATGGTAGTAAACAAAGTATCAGTGGCCCAAAGCTTTCTAAGATTTGTTTCACGTTTTACTAATAACTGTGTGTTGTTCTTAATCTCAGATGCCACCACCCTATCAGTGATAAGGTTATCTGTGGATAGCAACTTGTGCATTCCACGAACATCTGAAACTAATTTTCTTAATGTTGCCATTATAAATACTGTTTGAATATATTTGTCATTCCTGAGCCTTGTTCAATTAAGAACGCAGTCACTTCAGCTTTAGACATTACGTGACCATTCTTATCATCCCAAAGACTCTTAGCACTAGAGAATGCTGGAATTTGGTAAAATTTAATACCATTGAAATCTTGACTAACTTCATGGTGTTTGTCTCCTGTGAATATGTAGAAGTTGTTATGGAAAGACCATGCTTCTCTAAATTCTATTGGAAATAATGCTGCAAGTTTAGCTGGCTTTAAAGCATCTCCATGATTAAACATCAATGCTGAACCACCATAGCTTACATACTTTCTATACTTAGGACTCACATCAAATGTAAGTCTGTTTGTATTTCTAAAGTAAGACTGTAACCAAGTAACTAAATGCCATCCAACATACTCATCATGATTACCTGCTACATAGATTACATTAACGCTTTCAGCATATTGTAATAACATTGTAATCATTAACACCTCATGGTCACATATAAAGCTAAATGAATCTTGGTATGTGTGTGTATTAGTTTGAGGAGTACCCTTAGTTGTAGTTCCTGTGAATTCACTGTTGAACTCATCAGAACCAATGATGTATGTAATTTGATCTAAGTTATTTGAAAGCTGTGCTTGATTGGCAATAAGCTCCACCTTGTACATGATAGAAGCTAGTCTATCAGTGATGTTATTATTACCATCAATATCATATTTGTTCAAGTGAGAGTCTTGTTTGTTGATAACCAACATAGCAGGAAACTTATATTCAGAGAACTTAGGACTCATAACTTCCTGACTTACAGGCTGATATGAAGCTAAAAAGTCTACAAAACTATCTTGAAAAACTTGCTCTGTAGACTTTTTTCCTAACCATGCTTTGACTTGCCAATGAGGATTGTTTCCATTCCCCCAGAAGTTTTGTACATATTTAGTTATTTCCCATTTCTCTGTGTCTATATTACACTTATCAATCAACTCATCTAAGCTCTTTACTTCTTCGCTAAAATTAGCAACCACCTCTCCTGTACCCTTTATAAGGTCTTCTGTAAATTTAACCACCCTGTCTTCTAAGTCTGCTATATAGTTCCCAATCTCTGCGTCATCTTCTGCTATTTCTTTTTGTCTTATGTCTGATAGAAGATTATCTATCTCTGCCTCTGTGATTCCTAGCTTGTCAGCGTAGTATTTCTTTGATTTTTTCCAATGTAGCATCTGTTCAAGTTGCTCCAAAAGACTTTGGTTTTCAGGCATATGTAGCTAAGTTTAATTAAAATTAGCGTAAAGATAGGAACTATTTTTGATATACCCAAAAATTTACTAACTAATTTAATTATATAGAATAACTTTTTTTGTTAGAGTTAAAACAAAAACCCCCAGCCTAGAAAGGCCAGGGGATACTCTGTAAACCAACAAACAGAGTTTTTGATTATTTACACTGAGCAAGCTAGGCTACAGTTTGTATAGTTTAATGTAAGCAATATCTTTCCAGGACCAGTTAATGTTGTTGATTGCAACAAGTAACTAAAGCCATCAAGAGCTTGAGGAGGATAGAACTTACCATATTGAGGTGTAGTTCCAACAGGAAGTGCTACAACAACATTTGTGTTTTGTAATGTACATCCAGGGAAATCACAAGAATATTCATCAGCTAAATACAAATCATATTCAACAGGAGCTGCTGTTGTGGTTGTGCTAGTTGTACTTGTAGTAGTTGTAGTGGTTGTGGTTCCTCCAGCAATAAGCATGTCAATAGAGTTGGTACATGTTTCTGTAGAGGTCACTCTAATAATTGTAGCAAGATCAGGTACACCTGTTAGGCTGTATCCTGCTTCTAAGGCTGATTTTGATACACCAGAAGCTAAGGGTGTAGTGTACCCATCTGCATCTGAATAGATGTCAAAAGGGCCTGTATCTGCCCCAGCTAGGGTTAATGTTACTAAGACTGTCATATTTTAAGTTGATTTTACTAGGTTATGGACATTCGCTCAATAGATTACAAAGAGCAGTTTTTAATTGTACACTATTTCCAATAGCAGTTAATATTGTTTGGGCCAATAGTGTTGGATCTAAATCAGCGTCTATCTTTTGAAGAGCCACTGTTACGTTATCATTTGTGTCTATACCTGTATTAGGAAGATTAGAACCTGTATACTTTACATTGTTTGTACCAATGCAATATCCAGGACCTGCAGTTTGTCCTTCTGGGGTATAGCATGGATTATAAATATTAACCATTGTTTTTTATTAAGGGATATACATTATATAATATGCAGCAATCACAGGTTGAATGTTTGAATGAGCTGCGTCATCACCTGTAGGTTCAACTGTTATAGATACATTATTAGTACTATTAGAAGTCACTGTAATTCCTGTTACACTACTTACAGCTTGGATATCTTTAGGACTGGTATTTCCAACAGCAATTGTACCACCACCTCCTGTAACATCACTTTGTCCAATTGCATGTGTATGCCCAGGATCATTTAATGTAACAATTGCTGTGCCCAAAGCATTATGTGAATGATTTGCAAGTTGTGAAGGAGTAAGTACTATTGTATTTGCTCCTGCTGTACCAGACAAAGCATAGTTAGGATTACCAGCAAATGAAGGATTAACAGCAGCATCAAGACCAATTCCTACAGGAGGAACATCTACAATAGCCCCAACAGCAACACGTCCTCTTTTATCAGGAGTGCCATTTAAGCCATTGCATAGATACACTTGATAGAAACCATTTGCTGGAATACCAGCACCTGTACCATCAAAGTTAGTCAATGAACCATAGTATTCATATGCTACAAAAGGAACCATCTTTGAAGACTGTTGGGTAGAACCACCTGCTTGACTAGCTAAATAAGCTGCAATCAAAGCATCTAGATCTGCAAGCTTAACATAGTTTGTATCTAGGTCTAAAGCAAGAGCAGCCAAATCAGCTTCCACTACGCAAAGCTTTGTTATAACAGCTTGCAACACTTCATGTGTTGTAGATGTTTCATCCACTCCAGAAAGACAATCTGTATCATATGGTGCATTGATCTCAGCCAATGTCACCTCAATTGCATCTATTTGTGTTTTTAAATCACAAGCAGCTCTTACCAAAGCAGACAACACCTCTACTAAATTAGGTGTTCCTTCTGGTAAGTATTGACTTACAAGTTCACAATAGTATGATGGATTGATAGTGATATCAATACCTGTTCCATCTAAAAAGGATACAACCTTTTCAATCAATATATTTTCTACAGTGAGCAATGAGTCTCCTGTTGAAATACCTAATGCTTCAGAGCCATTACCTGTGTATCTCACACAAGCATCTGCTGTGATATCTACACATCCATTAAAGCATGCTTCAGGAGGACAAGTTGAACAAGACATTTTATAATTTATTTATGAATTAAGACTTTAACTCTACTAGCTATTCTCTGTACAGAGTAGTGTCTGGCATAGTCTGGATTACAATACTTGTATGTAAGTATTCTTCTGTAATTCAACAACTCACCAATTGGACTACACGCAAGGTCATAGTTCATAGAGAATATGATATTGTTATATTGAATCTTAGCTAACTCAGTTAGCTTACAGTCAATATCTTGAAGCAAGACAGGTATGCTTGCACATTCTATACAGTTAGTTAATCTTGGCTGCAACATATTTAATAAGGTTTGTAGCTTGTTGAACAGCAGCGTTGCATGCTGAACACAAGCCATTAATCAATTGACATCCACAACCAAATTTAGCTCCACAGTTTCTACAGTTTGCCATATTAATAAAAGTTAACGATGTAATTATTGCCAGAACAACCACAGTTGCTCCTAATAAAATTGTTTAACATATTGTTTGCCTGTATGTAAAGCTTGTTAGCAGTATCTACAGCACAGTTGTTTGCAGCAGCTATTGAACCTGATATCATGTAATAGATGCTAGTCAAAGTCACTTTTGATTGTGTTTTGATAGCAAGATCACATTCCATCATATCAAGCTTCATGAAAGCATTGTCAAACTTCTCTTGTATAAGTTCAGTACGCATGATGTTCTTTTCTACATGATAAGTGAGAGCAGGTGCCACTGTATACTTTAGATAGTATATGCCATCTGGTAGGGGAATTAATGGTTCACCTACAGTGCTAAGTCCTAAAGATGCAGAATTGAATATATTAAAGTCATTTGGAACAAATGGTAAAGATACCACTCCAAAATTGGGTACTGTTATTTCTATTGTAGGGGAGCTTACAACAGGAGGATCTGTGTCATATGTTGAAGCATCAGCAACACCCAAAGTTAGGGTGTTATAAGTTGGTATTACCAATATATCTAAGACCATGTTATTTAAAATAAAAATGCCAGAGGATTTGAGAATATCCTCTCACCCTCTGGCATAGGTTAATATGATAACTACCTTACTCTTAAGGAATTAAAGTAGTTGTTGTTGAAGTACTAGGCCATACAGTTGTAGTGGTAGACGTTGTTGTAATACAAGCGTTATCATCAGCAACAGTATCTAAAGCACCTTCTAATACAGCTTGAATCGCAGAACTTAAGTTCTGAGGAGTAGCTATAATTACAGTGCTATCTTCCATAATGTAATCACCCCATTGGTAAGCTGATTTGTCATACTCGTTAAACTTGATGTAATAGGTATCATAGGTAGTACCATCTGTTACCCAGCTTTCAAAGTTTTCGTTATAACCAACCATTCTGTACAAATGCTTTAAGTAACCAGCTTGGTAGCTATAGAAATTCTTTTCTAATTGTTGAATTTCTGCAGAAGTACCTAAAGGATAGCTAGAGCGTTGAATGATAACAGGCTCAGCTACAAAATTACATCTGTCAGCCACAATAAAGTCAGCAGTAGTTGCAGGACCAGAATAAACAAAAGTTCTAAAATAGAATCTGTCATACTCCCAAGGGAATGCAGCAACGTCACATGGCTGACCATATACAGTTAGAGGCTTACCAGAGATAACTAATACAGCATTCTGATCATCACCACGTCTTTGGAATTGATAGAAAGTGCTGAAAGAAATGTTGTCTGGGTTGTTACCAGGAGCTTTTAATTCTAATTGATAGATGAACTTGTCAATTAAAGCAGGCACGTCAACGTCAGTGCAAGGATCACCACCACAGTCACAACAAGGAGCTTGTACAGTTACTGAGCGAGTGAAACCATTGAAGTATAAGGTATCAACGTAAGAAGAATGACCACGTAAAGTTAATGTTACGATGTCACCACATTTTACTGTCCAACCACCTACTTCTGTAACTTGGTTAGCCACTGTAGAACATCCTGTAACTTTGTACCATTCTGTTACATTTGATTTACCATTACCTCCAGAGCTTAAAGGTCCAGCAATTTTGTCTGAACGCTTAGAGCCTTGTAAATAAGTGTTAACTCTACCTTGAGCCACGTAGAAGTATGGAGAGTTACCAATGTTACCAGCGTTAGCCACTGTGTAATCACTAGCGAAGAATCCAACTTGACCAGCTGCTAAATTTTGTGTAGAACCAGAGCTAGGTAGAGAATTTCCTACTGGTACCACAAAGAGCGTGGTTAATGAAAAATCAGCCATTTTGTTTTATATTTAAATTGTAAAAAAAAAAATTATTCGTTTGTTTGTATTCTGTATATGGAGCTTTGAACAGCAGATTGGTTTTCTGTGTACATTGCTAAATTTTGTACTGTAAGGTCTAGTAACTCATCTTCAAGATAGGTTTCTAGTTCACAAGGAGAATCTATTGAATTTGTGCCATCAAATCTAACGTAACCAACTTTATCTATGTATTGTGGGTAACGCATGTATGAAATGTATATTTTAGTTGGTGTAAATGTACCATCTGTAAATATAGAGATTTCATCAGAGGATAGGAAGTTAAAGGTTTCTTGATATTCAAATGATGGTCTATAATGCGTGTTGTTTAAACAGTATTGTAGATCACCATGTTTAGCAAGATCTCTATTAATCCAAATCTTTCTATCTGTACACACTCCCTTGTCTGCCAATACATAACTATCAATGTAGAACATGTATGTTGGAACAAGTGCATGGATATTTGCAGCCCATTGATTTAATTCAACATTCTTTATATGTAAGTCAAGAGGTTGATGGTTGTAGGTCATCACCAGACTTTGTAGGTCTTCATAGCGTTTTTTAAACGCATCTAAACCTTGTCCTGATACAGTACTAAAACCATCAACCTTTTGCTTTATAAGCTTTATCTGAGCCTCATTCAACGCTAGAATTTTATCTTCTAGATTGATTTGCTGATGTTCATTTGTTGATAGTTTATTTAGTTTCTGATCAATTTTGTATAATAAACTATCTACAGGGATCATAATGCAGCTATTTTTTTACCTTTTAATTTACCTTCTAAAATCAACAGTTGATCTTGATTATCATCATCTGCTAAGAATTTAACTAAATCATCTTCATCCTTAGCTATTTCAAATTCACCTTCATAGATCTTACCATTTGGTTTAGCTCTATATACTGAGTGAGCAACTGCTTGTTTAACCAAGTCTTTAATATGGAGTAAGTTTTCCTTCATGTCTGCAAATCTGTTAAACACCTCAATTGGACTTAACCCTTGATATTTGCCATTCTTGAATTCTGTTTGTTTTAATAGGTTATCCACCTGATTGTATACAGATTCTTCTTTTGAATCATCTGATATTGGAAGACCAAGTAGACGAGCTACCTTCTTCTTCTTTTCAGGAGTCATATCATCAAACTTGATGATTGCTTTATTAATAAGTTGTTTCTTTTTAAAGATCACCTTACTTTCAATCTCATCATCAGCAACATAATATTGAACGTCTGCTGGATATTCACCACGCTCCCAAGCTTGATAGCTAGAAGCAATTGTTGGATGAACTCTTAACCATGAGAATGCTAATTCTTGTAATGGAATACTTAAGTCATAATAATTATCACCATCTGACAATTTAACTGGTTGTACGTGCAGAGAGTCATCAACAGAAGTTGATAAGCCATAATTCCAGAACTGAGCACGAGGATTTAAATTAACGTTCAAAGCATCTTCAAGCTTTTGTTTTAATTCTGTTACTCTTTCAATCTCCATCTCTCTTTCAAGAGGATCAGAGATTCTTCTGATGTAAGCAGCTTTAGGATCTAACCCTGTTCTGTACTGACCATCTAACTCTTTGTAAGGATACTTAAATACACCTGTACCAGGGATTCTTGTGTAACCTTTCATTGCAAGTCCACCTTGCATTGTCTGCAATTGTGAATTATTGTACTCTTTCTTAATAGTAGAGATTTTTCCTATCTTACCCATAATGTAGTTGTTTTTTGTTTGGTTTATTTGCAGATGGCTCCCATTGAAGGGAATGCAGTGGGGCATGTAGCCCAAACTCATCCATCTGTGTGAGAAGACTCCCCCACTTGGAGGAGTGGGGGGTAATTCTTCTCTGTATTTGTAGAGCGCAGTTCTAACCTTGCTCTAGATTTTTAGAATTGTGGTATTTCTTCAATCAAAACTGTACGAGACAAATCTTCAATGAAAACATCACAACGATCTTTCATCCATAATTCATAACCAGGGAATTTGTTCGCAGAACTCATACCTTGAGACTTAGCAAAGCCTAAGTGGTGACGAGTACCATCGATATAACCCCAAGTCATTGAAGGAGCACCCTTCATACGTACTTCACGAATGTTGTTGATCATTGAGCCATCGCTCATAGGAGATACATCAAACACCATGAATACAGGAGTAGACTTCTTGTTTTGTCCAAATTCTAAGTTTGTTTGAGGAAGGTCTAATTCTTTTAAGTGAATTAACTCAACACGACCAGTCTCACGAGTAACCATTGCATCGAATGCAAAGTTGTAAGTGATGTGTTGACCTTCTCCTTGCATGTAACGATTACCAGAATCAGCCATGAAAGTTAAACCAGAATTTAATGCATCTGTTTTCAAAGCTTGTTGGAATACGTCAAAGCCAGCTTCATTAGTGTACATTTTTACACGTCTGTCTTTAACATCCACACGTCTGTAGAATAAGTCACCAAATACAGCACGAATCAAGTTAGCTGTAAACTCACCACGATTGTATTGTACTAAGTTACCATTGTTACGCATTCTGTAGTATACACCAGCAGAAGTTTTCTTTAATTCTTGCTTAGAACCATTAGTCTTCACAGTTCCAGGACGAGCCCAGATCATACGCTTAACTTTTAATTCTAACATAGACTTACGCATCCAGAACTCAATAAATGGTTCCCACTTAACATCATTACGAGTTAAAGGTAATTGGTTACGTCTTTGAGGAGCGTATACTAAGATATCCAAAGGATTACCTTTTGCATCACGCATCATTTTGTCATCAGCCCACTCAGTGATTTTGTGCTCATAACCATATGCAGAACCTAAAGATTCAAACATTGTGATTTGCTCACCTAAACGAGGAAGACCTAATAAGTCTTGATCGAACTCACCAATTGCAGCATCAACTAATTCTAGTTCGATACCTGTTAATAAGAACTGAGGACTTACGAAATCTACTGTAGGATTATCACTCACTAAAGTGAATGTGTATAAGTATCCAACGTTCCAAGGAACTGGATCTTTTACTACGTAGAAACGAGGACCATATTGACGAGTACCTACAGACACAATTGCATTCTTAGAGAATTCATTGGTATCAATGATTAATTGAAACTCTTGTCCATCAATACCTGGCTTTGGTTGGTCATGGGTACTTGTTGGAACATCAATGATTTTTGGGAACTTGTAAGGAACTTGTACTTGCCACTTCCAAGCATCACTATTATTATCAATATAGTAAGGAGTGCTCTTGTTAATCATGTCCAAGAAATCATTACTGTAAAGAGAACTCTGAGTATACAAGCTGATGATTTTTTTATCATAATCAGCAGGCTCAGTTGAGTGAAAGCTTTCCAAGTGGTTTGAATCAGTCAATTTACCTACAGCACGCTTGTCCATAGAAGCGACTCTAGCATAGGTAAAACCAGTTAGACCTGGGATTGTTTGAATTGCCATTTGTTATTCTTTTTTAATTTTTGTTATATAAAATTGTTATTGAAACCAAGAAGTGGGTTTAGTTGATGGTTTAGATTTCACTGAACTCTTCTGGGCTTGTCTGGCAACTTCACCAAATAACTCGTTTGACTTTTTGGTAATACCTGTCTTTTGAATAGTAGATAATGTAGGATCTTTCTCTAATATCTTCATGATCAACGCAAGTTTTACTTTTGTTGCATGATTCTCAGGACGTTTAAGCTCCAGAATAGTACGATCAAATTCTGTTAATGTTTCACCAGAATTTGTTTTGTACTTGTCTGTTACTAGGAAATCTTGTAGTTCACCAGCTAGTTTTTGATTAATTGGTATGCCATCAAATTCTTTAGCTTTTATCTTCTCTTGTAAAACATTGTTTACATTTTGATAGTATTGCTGTTTGATAGCTTGTTGCTGTTGTAATTGAGCTGTTCTGTCTTGCTCTAATTGTTGAAGCTTTTGAGCTTCTTTCTTTATTAATACTTTGTGATGTTTAGTAGCAACAGTTTCTAAATCACCATAATTTTTAAGTCTTTCTACCTCTGTTGTAACATCTTCAGGATCAAAGCCTTGATCTGTAAGGGCTTGTTTGATAACTGCCACTTGATTGTTCTCTTGAGTAAGATCCATCTCAGCGAAGGATTGTATTTGGTTGAAAGCTCCAAAGTAATCTTTAGGATTTACACCCTTTACAAATATGGCATCAAATGCTTCTTGATAATCTTCTCCAAATTGACCAATGAAATTGTTTACTATTTCAGTGGCTCCTTTCTTTTTCTCAGCATTAAATCTTTCTAAGAAAGCTTCAGGAGTATCAATTGCTGCATCTTCTTCATCATCATCTTCTTTAGAAAACACACCTAATTTGAAAAGGTCTCTTGATAAAGCAGTGAATTGGCTAGTGGGACTATCCTCTTCATTCTCATCATCTTTACTATCTTCTTGATTATCAGTACCTTGTGCAACAGGTTTTTTAGCTGGTGCTGGTGCTGGTTCATCTTTATTATCATCATCTTCTTCATTGTCATCTTCTCCATATAAGAAGCTTTGAATATCCTGTGTAGGGTTTTCATCTTTCTTCTCTTCTGGAGCAGGGTCTGTAGAAGCTGGTTGTTTAGAAGTAGTTTTCTTAGGGGCAGGAGCAGGTGCTGGATCATTATTAATATCCTGAATATCATCAGGACTAGAAGTTGCACTCTCAGGGGCCAATAAGTCATTTAATAACTCTTGACTACCCATTCCCATATCCATAGTATCTTGAATACTAAAGTTACCCAATTGGGGTGTATCTAAGTTGTCAGCCATATGTAGTTGTATTTATTTGGTTTTCAAGGTGTAAAAGTATATTAAGTTAAATTAATAGCAAAGAGGGAAGGCCCTATATAGGCTATTATTCAGTATAATATAGCATTAACTTTTTTTACTCTAATCTAATTTGTTAGTAAAATTGTCATTTATTAGCCTAAAGCTTCTAATTGGAGCTAGATCAGTGAGGGTAACCTGTTGAACTTCAACCCCCCACTTACGTGCTTCTACTCTCACTTTCTTAGTAAGTGTGTTGTCTATTTCTGAATCTGTACATTCCTCTAATGTCATAGACATAATAACATTTTTGATAATGCTTTGAGCCATATCTGAGAGAGCATCCTGAGCATCATATACTTCTAATAGGAATATCTTTACATCAGCTATCTTATATTTGATCACTCCCTTAACCACAATGTTTTGTTTATCCTTTGTGTATAGAGATTGTGCATCTAAGCTAAGAGTAGTAACTACTACATGCTGGTCTATCACCTCATCAAATATAGGAACCTTAAAGTGCATACCAGGTTTGAAGACAGTTTTAAATCTTCCAAACCTGAGTAATACAGCTTCTTCATAATCCCTGACAATGATAATTGGTGTGAGTTGCAACCACCAGTTGGTGATTATCTCTATCAGTTTATCAAACATAATTATTTAGTTTTCTTACTACTTGCTCTGTTCTTAGCATTTAGTTTAGCTATTGCTAAATCATTTGCTTGGTTCTCTCTATCTACTTTTAATTTTTCTTTTTCAATAGCTAACTTATTAGCAGCTTGTTTATTCTTAGATTCAATTTCAGACATCTTACTATCATAGTCTCTCATAGCTTTTGTTTGTTCAGTAGCTAACTTATTGATTTCCAATACATCAGGAGTTCCTGACTGATCAATATCTGATAAAGGACCTGACTTAGATTCAGCTGCAATAAGAGCAATCTCTTTTTTATTGATTCTATCTAACTCATTTTGATAATCATCATGAGCCATCTTCTCTTGTGCTTGTTGTTGAGCAGCTTCAATTTGAGCTTGAGCTTGTTGTTGTTGTTGCTGTAACTGTTGTTGTTGTAATTGCATTTGTTGATCTTGCATTTGCTCTTGTCTTTCTTTAAGAGTCTTAAATACTTTCTTCATTTGACGTACAGAATTTGTACTGTACAATTCAATTACATCATGTAAGCTACCACCATTTTGAATAACAGCTTGAGACAATCCTCTAATCTCATCAAACATTTTCTTATCCTCTGGTCTATTAGTTAAATAGATCTTTAAGTCTCTGAACTTTAAGTCTGTACCATTCACAGATACAAATGCAGACTCTCCCTCAGAAGTAATGTAAGAAATAGTGGATTGAGGTTTAGCACTTTCTACATATAAAGCTGCATCAATAACAGCTTGATATAACTGACCCATGATATATTCATGTGCCACAAATAATGGTTCTGTTTGAGAGTAAGATTGAGTGATAGCTGTATTTGTACCTGTTGCTGTTTCACTAGCTGATACTAATCCAAGTCTTTGCTTAGACATACCAATTAATTCCCAACATTCATTCTTTATCTGTTGTGCTAGAGTATATCTTGCTTGGATCTCTGTAGTACGTGTAAGATCTAAACTAGTGTATTGGTTGAAGCTAGATGGACTCTTTAAGTTCTCAGGACTATCATCAACAAATACAACCCCTCTATTACGTGCTTCCATTTCCCAGATATCTAATGCATCTTGTGCATCACCATCTTTAGGAATAGGAATATGTCTGATAGACATTAATTGCACTTTACCTACTTCCTTCTCTAATAACTTATAAAGTTGATTCATACAAACATTATAAATTACTTGGAAAGGTTTCATCATATCTACTAAGCTTCTAGCTTCTGTATTCTTAACCTCAAATGTTTGACCAATGATTGGACAATAAGGTAATAACTTATAAGGTTTAATATGATATATATCTGGACCAATCTTGATACCTTGGTACCATTGGTTAATCCATCCCCATTCTAATGATTCTTGTGTAGGAATATTTCCAGATTTGTAATTCTCATCTACTAACATAGATTGTTCATTACCCATCTCATCTAAGTAAATTACTTTACCTATCTTCTTCTTACTAATCCAATAAGCTCTTACTACTACATACTTGTAACCAAAGCTACTAACATTAGAAGTTAGTCCTAAGAAATCCTTAAGACCATCGTTGTTCTCTTTCATCTCAGATTCAATGATCATTCTAGTTTGAAGAACTAATGGATCATATGTATCATATTGTACAGAGTCATTACCTGGAACAGCATTAGGATTACCTAAGTTAGATTCACGTACATTGATAAGACCATAGTCTTGTAATGAAGAACGTAAATGATCAATCTCATCTTTAGTAAGATCAGGAACTGATTCAATAATCTCAGATAATTCCATCACCTGTACAGTACCAGCAGCATAAGCTCCTTGTGCTCTACCTGTAACGTCTGAAATCCATTTTCTATCAGGAGTAGTTAAGAACCAAGTGTTCTTGGGATTAGCTACTTCTACATTAAATCCAAGCTTTGAATTATCCTCATAGATGTGAAAGAACTCTCTAGCAGATATCAATAGATCTCTAAATGAATCTTCACCTTTTTCTTTAAGATTGAACTCCATCTTCTGAGCTGTAAGAATATGGTTAGCCCATTTCTCTCCAATAGATGTATAAGAATCTAATTCATCTTTAACTTGATCAATGGTCATTTTGTTTAACTCTTCAGGCTCAAGTTCTTGTCCATCAAGCATAGCTTGTTGTTGTATCTTTTGTTTGGCCTCACTTATGATATAGTTATTTAATATCTCAGTTTTAAACTCTAGCTCTTCAGCTTTGCTATCATCATCAAAAGCTTTTACACGAAATGCATCAGGTCTTTTAGATATCTCTCCTATTAATTCATTGATAGGAGTGGTCATTATAGAATAATGTTTTACATAAGCAGGAAGCTCAAGATCTGCTGTTAGCACATCTGTAAAACTTCTCACCTCTGGTTCCACATAAAAATCTTCTCTTCTTAGTATACCTTTTACTAAATCATAGTTCTTAACAAAGGTATCTCTAGCTTTAACATATTCAGCATAAGCTTTATTTGCAAAGTAGTCCATTGTATTCTTTATCCAACTCTCATCCATCTTTTCCTTCTCAGTCTTGAACTGATCAGGGAAGATATTCAGATAGGCATATCTTATGGTTGCGTCTTTCGTGTATCTTATAATTGCCATTATGAAAACAATTTATTGCGTTTATATTTATTTTTTGATTGTCCAAACATGTTATTTCTAGCATCAGTAAAGAGTATGTTTCCTCTCTTTTTCTTAAACATAGCTGTTACTCTTTCATCTGATGTCCCACCTATCTTACCCATAATTGGGTCCATCTTTAAAGCTTGTGCTATGGCTAATTCTGCAGCTACAATTCTATCAAAGTTACCTTGATCATTATACTGAATGATCTCTTCGAGTAACACAGGATCAAAGATCTTACTCACACCTAACACTTCTCTTATCACTTCACCTGCTTCATTTGTCTCTTTAAATATTGGAGCTTCCATATATTTCTTAAGACAAGTGTGTAGATAGTCAATGATCTTCTCAGCAGAACGATGAATACCATAATCCCTTTTTACAGTGGTGTTTGGTACAATCTCTTTCAACCATTCAGGTTGTTTCTCTAGATAATGAGCATCTCCTTTACTCTTCATATATTCAATAAAGGATATATCATCATTCTCACAAAGAGCTCTAGCATTATAATACTTAATAAGAAGTCTAGCTTGTTCTTCCCAAGTTTCTTTCTTATCAGGTCTTGCACAATACGAAGCTACGAACATATCCTGATATTTCTCACCACTAATCTCATGCATCCTTTTATATATGTATACAGATCCAAGTGAAGTTGAATATGCAGACTTACCTTGTCTATATGGATCGACTCCTGCTACATATAATCCATAAGGAGGATTGTCTATAGGGAATTCATATATTACGACAGGTGCTTCTTTAAGATCTGAGTTCTTTAAAGGGAAGTTAGAGATAGGCATTTTATCTGTAAACTCATGAGCTATCTTTTCTCCATCATTAAATAATATAATAGGTGTACCTGTTCTTTCTTGATTTAATAATCTAATCTTCTGTCTCTTAGCACTCTCAATATCAAATATATTTGTGTCCTCATTCAAGAAGATATCATCTACTTCTTGAGGATAGTACATCTTTTCTTTTAAATAGGCTATACGATCACCAGCTTTTTTAAGTCTTTCTAAGTTTTTATTAGTAATTTCTGTAGCCTTATCTTCATTACTTACAAGCATTTTAACATTATACAAGTCTGAAGTGGTTGCCTCATTTAAGTATAATCCAAGACTAGATTCTTCCTTTGCCTCCATTCTATATTTATGGGAGATGAACAAACCATGTATACGTTTGTCATCTTTAGCATTATTATATGTAAGGAAATTAAAGTTATCTACGTCAAACATCAAGGATTTAGCATCCATGAATTTCTTCATATCACCACCAGTCCCAGTAAGTATGGGGCTACATCCCCAGCCATAGGGTGTAGTGAAACCAGGAATAGCTGCCTGTAGACCTCTAAGGAAATTACCTTTACCAATCTCATCTATAATTAATTTACGTGGTTTTGTACCTGCAATTGCCTCCTCATTATTACCTTCATCAAGGTTACGTATTAGAATGGAAGAGAATGGGATACGTTCACCAGACCTAGTCTTTATACCCAGAGTCACTTGGTTCTTCCAGTTGTCCTCAATTCTCTGCCATCTCCAATACTCAGGAATGAAATTCAATCCTTTGTCAATCTTATCAGTGATCAGTTTAATATCTGGGGCATTTAAGCCTGCAATAATATTCTGACTGTTCTCATCAAAGGTTGCACCCCATGCAATATAGGATGCTTCTAAAACTGACTTGGCAAAACGTCTAATACCTAGAATGACTAAGCCCCTCTTTTCTTGTTGAGCTCTGTCAATTTCGTTCGTCACAAGCCACTCATTATCTCTCAATAGGGGATTGGCATATTTCTGTGCAATCCTCCCATAACTATCTATTATATCTACTTCTGTATGCCATATGTTAAGGTGCCAATATAAAAAGGGGTTGATATAAACACCCCCCATCATAGCTCCATTTAAGCATAACTCTCTATGAAAATCAAAGAATGGTTTACATTCCTGAGAGTCTTTATCAGGAATACGTTTCTGATTTATAAACCAGTCTTTGTAATCTATACTTTGTAGTTCCATTATTTTCTATTTGCTAAGAACTCAGCAGCAGCTCCTGATAACTCGCCTTTACCTCTCACTTCCACTTTAGCTTCTTCCATACTTCTTAGCTTATCAACTACCTCCACTAGGGCTAAGTAGTTCTTCATTGTTTCTTGTACAAATTTACCTTGTGCTTCTATAGAGGCTATCACCATAGGTAACATTCCTCCTTTAGCTGTAGGTTTCCACTCAATCCTATCTTTCAATTCATGTAGTGGATTTGCATTTACATAAGCTTTCCATGAAACAAGCTGTTGTTCAGCCCATTCAAGCTCTGTGTTTACATATGTAGTTTTCTTAATAGATGCCATCTTCTTCCTCCTCCTTGAGGATGTTATCGAGGTCCATTCCCTCTTTGATTATTTTTTCTAATTCAGACTCATCTGTATGAGGAATATCCATTTCTATTTCAGCTTTATATTTGCTTAGAGCAAATGCAAGCTCTTTATCTGTTAATCCCCAGATATCACCATAATCTGCCAAAGCTGTAGCTAGATGTCTTCCAAGATTATATGTTGGAAAACTCTTATATAGTTCTTGCAGAATAGTAATGACTTCTATGTAGGGAGTCTTTTTACTCATATTAATTCATTTAGATCCTCGTCAGTTATTTTATGTTGTTTTATTTCCAAGTCTATCTCTTCATCACCTTCTTCAAAGTTATTTACCCCTTCTTCTGACATATAATCTCTGGTAAACACTATAGCCATTCTGTCCTGCTCAATACCAGGAACACCAGCTATGTCAATAAAATCCACCCCCTTATTGTAGAGTTCAACAAGCGTATCAATTAGCCTGCTCAGTGGTATCTTTTCTATCTTTACTTCCCTCTCCATATATTACATTTATTAGATTATCTTCTTCTTTAGATTCCATCTCTGCCACCCATTTTTCAATTGGGCATGAGCAAGATAAGCATTTCGTTTTTGCTGAGAGTGTACATCCACAATGTGTGCAATGTTTGTCAAACCTTCTAGGCTTCTTTGGCTTGTTTTCAGAGCACCATTCACAAGTGTCACAGATGGCTAGTCTTTCCTCACTGACAGCTCTAATGTGAGCCTTCATATCATCAGCTGGAAATAGGTTGTTCTTCCACCCCTCGTATATCTGAGAGAAGTTGATCTTCATATGTAATTTTAGTTTTAAGAAGGTTGATCAATGCTTCTGTTTTCTCGAGTGTCACCTGAGAGGAATGTTTCTTCTGGTCTGAAGAATTAGGATTTTCTATAATATCTTTAAGACTTCTTTTCTTATACATCAATGATTCTAGTCGTTTTGCAGCTTTCTTCTGGTTGAAGAAGAACTTACCAAACCCAGATATCTCTATACTATTGTTCAGATCCATGGCTTCATTAGCAGACTGAAACTGGTGATTCACCACTGTCTCAATTGTCTTTTCAGACACCATCATCTTCACAGCCAAGGTTCTAATAAGGTAGTCTTTGACAGACATGCTCTTTGGCTTATCCATGTATTAAAGTTATTTGTAATACAATATTCTTCTCGAAATTAAGAAGAATGATGGGGTTCACCTTCACCTTTGTTCCATCCTTTACAAATACCCCTAGCTTCTTTAACCTACTAATAATGTTGTTCATAGCAGCTGGTGTACTGTCATACTTCTCACAGAATTCCTTCCTTATATTAGCATAGGATATATTACCCTTTATAGCTGTAAAGGCTGTAAGCTGTATCTCCCTTCTTGTAAGCTTTAGTTCATTAACATCTGACAATAGCTTGTAATACTTCTCAGCCATGCCCACGTCATTTCCCACTGAAGTCTTCAGTCGCTGTACAATTGGTTGTATTGGTTTAGTTTCCATAATTAGTTGACACACAAAGGTAAACACATATCCTCTATCTACAAATAACTATTTTAGTTATGAGGAAAGTTAATGCTATATTATGCTTCAAATTTTCTGAATATGGCTATAAAGCAGAAGAGCAACAGCCCAATCCTGAGTTCTTGTTCGAGTGTGTCATCATCTCTATAGTAGTTTCTATTAGACACACCTAGCTCAAAGTTATTAAAGTCTGTAGGCATAAACTCTATTCCTATCTCCCATTCATCGAAGTGGTAGAATCCCCATCCTATTACAGCCACTATAAGTAACACCAATATATACACCAACATTTGTACGACTATCATATCCAAGCTTGTTTGACGAGATGTGGAGTTTATTCCCCACCCTCCACCCTCAAAGATACAGGTAAAAATAATTACCCACCAAATTTATTTTTGACAAGGGATTATAATGTCCCTTATAAAGGACACTCTTAGGTTGAGGATGTCCCTTATATGACACATTATGTAAAGTAATAGCTTTACAATATGTAAACTAAGTTGCATGAAAAATTGGAAAAATTCATGCAAAACGTTCCTTGTGGAACTATCCTGTGCTTTGATCATATACACAATTTTCTATATGCCCCCATTCTTATCAACCCATCCCCCCCTAGCACCCAAAATTTTACACTAGCCCCCATTCTTATTGTGTCCATGGGAGGAGAGGGTACTTCCAATTGCAACCCCTCCACATCTTGCCAAGGTTGGGGTATCCCCCCATTCAATAT